CTCCGTTTGAACCACCTTTCGCTTTTTCATACTGAGCGAGAACAGCATCTAATGAATTTGTCGCCATGTTATATATAAATTAATAGTTAATAAACAAATGTAAGTGTGTCAGCCGTAAATGTCAAATACCTTTTTAGTATTTAATTTCTTTAAAATCCTCGTCGTCCGTGTAATCGTCAAAAGTTCTTTTAATTTCTGATGGTGAGTAATCCTCAACCTCATCAGTAGTCAAAATATATTCGTTTTTACCTGATTTTTCCAAATCCTCTTCTTTATCAGCAAAGAAATCTGTAAGTTTTTGATTGAATGGTCCTGAATCTAAACTTCTTAACTCCAATTTTTCTTGTGGAGTTTTTTCTCTATATTTTTCAATTTTAGTTTCAATTTGATTTAACTTTTCAAATACCGAATCCATGTCTTTAAGTTTTGATTCTAAAGTATTCAATTGATTAAATAAATTTTGAAAATACTCTTCTTGTTTTGTTTCAATATTTTTTTGAGCGGTCACTAAATCAGTAATTTCCAATTCTTCTCCGTCACCTGAGGTTTCTTCGCCACTATCATCCAATTTTTCAACATCAGGGTCATTTTCAATATCAACAACCTCAGGTTCAGCAGTAGGAGCTGGTGGGGTATCGCCAGCGGGCGGTGGAGTTTCTCCTTCCGCAGGTGGTGGTGGTACATCCCCAGTATCAGCGGGCGGTGGAATTTCACCAGCTTCTTGTTCAACAATGTATTTGTTAATTTTGTTGTATTTACTCAACTCGTCTAATATTGCCTCAGATATAATACTCATTTTAACCGTTTAATAATTGTTTTATACCACTTACGGTTTCTACATTAATTTTTCTGTTTGACATCATAGTATTGTCAACTCTTTCAATTAAACCATCTTTCATTCTTACAGTATAACATTCACCTGAATCTAAGTCACATACTTCTTTAAATCCGTTTCCTTTGTCTCGTTCAGTGATATTTGTTTTTTTTCCCAAATAATTTTCTAATAATGTTCTTACGTCCATAGTATTTTTTATTATAAATATATGCTAACTTAATTAAATTACAATTTTAATGTTACACAAGTATCGTAAGCCTTTTTTATTGTTGAGGTTAGTGTAGAATATGCACTAGGGTTATTTGTTTTGAAATCATTAAATACGGTCGGTGTATCATTAACTTTATTTACCGGATAGTACTCTATGTAATATTGAGCGAATTGATTAACAAATTCACTTTTGGTGATGTCTGTAACAATTCTTGTAATTAATGGTTCAAACTTAGTAGTCATCAGTCTAAAATAACTTTCCACATTCTTAAATGAGGCGTATGGTGCTGAGACATTATTTAAACTCATACAAATATATTTTGGGTTCAAATAGTTTGTACTTAGGTTACCGGCAACTGGTGGGGTTGTCATTGGTATACCTCCAAAGTTATAATCAAATGCTTTAAAATTATTACCTGAGACTTCTGACTCAATATAAGTCAAACAGAATATTGAATATCTTGATATTTGATTTGTTGTTGTTGCGGTTAAATTGTTAAATGTCTCAATAAAAGTTAAAGTAGTTGCAGAAGGTGTGTCTGCGTAGAATGTTAAGAAATCACTAGCACTACAAGAATTATTAGGACTTGCAACTTTTTTGTTTGTTAAGTTGTTTGCCATGTTGTTTTGTATTTTAATTACGTTGTCTTGTTGTGATTTTGATGTGGTTTGTTTAGTACCAGTTTTTTTAACATTACTTAAAAATTTTTGTCTCACACTTTGTAAATAACTTTCATTTGTTGGGTACTCAACAATTCGTTGTCTTGTTCCTGAAAAATTTGTTTTGAAATTATTACCAGCAATTGTGTGTGAAACGCTTGTTATCCAATAAGGACCTTCAAACATCGGTACATTTCTTAATACAAAATACATTGATGGTTGTATCATTGCATTTCCTAAACACTCAACACTAGCCTGATAAGACCTAGTTTTATATATGTTAAATAAACTAACATTTTGAGTACTTGATTTAACACCTGAAGCGGCATTTCTCAAATCAAACTCTGCGGCTAAAGATTCGGAAGTCGCTTTACCTAAATCTTGGGAAACTTGTAACCCATTAAATACTTGTTGATTTTGAGTACCATAATCAACTGAAAATCCAACAACTCTATTTGATAATGCATAATCAGTTTTGTTTTGAGTGTCCTCATTGAGTGGGGTTTGTCCATTAAAGTTCCATGTGTCATCGTTATAAGCCGTTTTACTTTGTGGAATCGCGGGATTTTGTGATGGTGGTTGACTATAAAAACAAACAAGTTTATTACGTGAATCTAAATAATCAACCTCCGCAAAAGTTCCAAACAAAGAATTTGCAAAATTTGTATCAGGATTAATTTTTGGTGTGTCGACACCTGTAGGTGTTGGTATTCCGTAAAAATTTATATAACTAGGTATATTAAATATAACAAAGTTATTTGTCTGGATAATTGACTTTACGACAGTCTCAACTGACGCCTTTGCCCCATTTTTTATCCAATTTTTGATAGGGTCTGTATTAACAAATATTTTATTTCCAATATCCCTATTAGCCCTATCTAAAAATAATACGTCTTGGAAAATAGTGGATTTAGAATAATCATTTCCAGCAATCCATTTGTCATTTATTGCTTTAAATCTGTCGTATGTTTCAACAGGTGTACCCTCACCAATTAGTGAAGAGTTTGTACTTTTTCTTGAGGAGTTGCCTATTGTACCATTTAATTGTTGTATAATTCCAATAAACATACTTTCAGAACCTGTACCAATATCATTAATCCTTGTTGTAATAAAATCTTTAAAACTTGGAAATGAAGATTTTTTTACTAACCTATAAGTTCCATAACTTTTAATTAGGGTTTGAAATGTAATAATATTATCTACAGTAAATGCGATGTTATTATCAATAAAAAAATCAGTATAGTACGAACCTGAGTCCGTATAGGTAAGTCCTGAAATTGTTGAGAATCCAACATATTTTTTTAGTGTGTACCATTCAGTAGGGTATGAATTTTCTGAACTCGCCAACGTAATTGTATTTGCCGAATTTGGTAATGAGTTTGGTGTTTGGGTATTGTAATTTTGGATAACAGGAAGGGTACTCTCATACGGTGATACAATTGCGGTATCTTCACTAAAAAAATAATTATTGGTTTGTATATCGTATTTTGTTGGGTTGGATATTTTGATGATTGTGTCTTCACCAATATACCCTTTAAGTTTTTCCCTAAGATTTCTAACACTATCATTTTGGACATTTTCTATAACCCCATTATTATCTAAACCAGAAACACTGTAGTTTGATTTTATAATATCTCTTAAAATTACTTGAAATGAGTTTTTAACACTAGAGCTGACGGATGGTTTTGAAAACTCTAAAAATTGTTCCTCAAATTTATTTAACTCATCATGTGTGAAGACTCCAAATAATTCTTCTATAGTATCATATAGTTTAGGAGTGTTTGTATCATTACCTCTTAAAGCGAAAGGGTCTTGATTTGTTTGACCTAAAGCATATGTTTGAGTATCCGCACTTATTAATATTTTTTTCAAATGTTGTCTAACAGTTGGTTTAGTAATTAAACCAGTGTCAAAATATCCAAAATTTGGTAACCCCCAAACTAATCTTGCAGAACCGTTATAGACTGACTGATTTTGAAATGTACTAATATTTTTTGTTGGGTCAACATTATAACACTCAACGTTATCTTGATATATTGTGGTACCAACTGAAGGAATTGTGTAATACTGTGTCGCATCAACACCATCCTGAATAAGTAAACTAAAATGGTAATTATATGTATTTGTTGTTATATTAATACTCTGAGTATCGTATTTTAATATCAATTCACCACTATTAATTTTACTTTGTAAATCAAGTTGGATTGTTTGCGGTGAATCATAAACGTCAACCCCTCTAAAAAAGTAACTAAAGTCGTTTATTAATTTTGGATAAAACCCTAAACATTGTTGATAAACGGTTCCATTAGCAGTAGACACTGTTGAACTTAATTGTATATCGACTGTTTCTCCTTGTGCAGATAAAGTATAAATTCTACTATTTGAGTTATTTAGTGGGTCGTATAGTTGGTCTACATCAATATCAGTCCAACAGTTATTTAAAATATCAAGATTATTATCAAGTTGTTCTTTATACCTATGCCACAATGAACCTATTTTATAAACCCATAATTTTGGTAGTGTTTGAACACTACCATATCTTGTCATAGTTGCACTTATATAATCTAACTCACTTCTGCCGGGTGATGAAGTATTAACTAATATACTTTTATAATTTTCTCTAAGAGTTGACAGTGGTAATGAATTCAGAAAAAGATACGCCGCGGATTTGTAACACGATTGAGTATTACTAGTCCTTTCGTTTTGAACCCCTTCTAAAATAGCATTTATAAAATATGGGGTATTCAAAATGGAGGTTGTTTGATTTCTATCTATGTTTCCATTATAAGATGTTGAGTATCTAAGTCTTCCTTCGGTCAAACAATAATTTGTCCTGTTTTTATAAAAATCTTTTAAAGTTTGAGTAAATGGGTAAGTAATGTTTTGACTTAATATGTCAAAATTTACTATTGGTCTATTGTATAATTTATCCCCACTTTTATCAAAAGTTGTTGAACCCTTGTAGTTTGTAATTTTTTTATTGTAGGTATTCAAATTAAGAGAAGTTGAAACCTTAAAATAATTTGATAAATCTTGCTTAGTTGTCATATTACCTCCCATGTTTTCCTGTAACCATGGGTTTACATCGTCACTGTAAACAAAAGGTGGTAATTGTGAAACTATGTTAGAGTCGTATATATTATCGGATTGTTTTTTTTCGAAAAACTCTGAAATACCTTTTTGAGTATCTTGACTAACGTTTACCTCAACTGTTGGTAAATCCTCAGTTAAAAAAGAGAGGGTACTTTGCGTTTCTCCACTCAGATAAGGTGTGTTTACAATACCCCTTACAAGTTTTTGAAACTTGTCACTAGTCCCGTTGTTGCTTTTTTCATACAATAAAGTTATGTATGTTGAAATATTTGGTATTCTATAGTTTTTAAAGATAGACGCAAGTTCACTACTTAAACTGACAGTTGTATTAATATTGTAAGACTCAAAATCAACGATTGATTGAAGTAATCCTATATTGTCAGTTTTTGATAAGTCAAATCCTTGATATTGAACTACTGACATTATTCTTTCATAAATTTCGTAAAGATAATTTATAGTTTGTAAGTTTGAATAAGATAGATTTGTAAGTGGTGTGTCAAATGCGGATATCAATAATCTATTAATGTCACCAGATTGAGCCGTAGCATTTGGTGATGGGAGGTCTGTTTGTAATATACCTGTCAAAAATTCTTCAACAAATTCAACTTCAGGCCAAATACTATAATCATTAGCGCCAGTCTCATCTATATATTTTGGGTCACCAGGGTATTGTATTTCATACTTTACTTGGTTGTCAACTTGTTTTGCAACTACGTATTGAGGCCATGGGAAAACTGGTGGGTCATTTTCATTTTTTTGTATATCTTGTACTTGTTGTGGTAAACTTTGATTATTTACCACACTCCTTTTTACATCATCATTTCTTTTATCAAATGCTTTTCTGTGTACATCATCCATTAATCTTAAAAAAGCTTCCGAGGACGCCAAGAATACACAGACCATATTTTTTACGGTGGGTTTGAATCCTAATCCATTTTTTCCTTCTAATAGTTTAGATAAATTTTCGGTTGTAACTTTTTCAATTTCTTCTCTTTTTTGAGCAAAAACTTTATCACAATTATTAATTTTATCAATAAATCTTCCAATACCATCAAAAATATAAAATGGAGGGTATGGGCCTTGACCATTTTGATTATCTTGACTAAGTCTGGTGTTATAATAATTAAAATAAAAACTTAACTCCGACCTTAGAGCTTGTAGTTCGGTGTCAGTTGGGTTATCTTTTTTATTTCTTTCTTTATAGGTTTCTAAAATGTCAATATCTGTTTCAGTAATCAGGTATCCCTCAACGTCTCTTTTCTGAGGAACTTGAGATACTCTATATGTTCCCCCATCACCTAAGGTTGGGTTGCTCGTAATTTTTACAAAATTAATATTACATATTTGTTCAAGTTTCTGATTAATTTCGAACGGAGTTGGCGAGCCGTTAGGTTGATAAACTTTTATATTTTTTTTCCTACCGTTTTTATCTGTTTCCACTTTTATCCAAAAAGCGGTTTTGTTCATATAAAGATTAAGGAAAGATTCTGTAGGTGATGTTACTACTTGTTTTCTATATTGCGATAAATTGTCAGCAAAAACATCAGCGTCATTTAATTTACCCATACCTTCGTTACCAAATTGTTCTAACACAGTCGAAACGTAATTCTCGATTCTGTATTGTAATTCTGGAACTGTCAAGTTAGGAAAATCACTATCTATTAATTTAAGATTTTTATAATCCTCGTAAACTTTATTGATATATTCAGTACCCTTATATGTTATTAACTCTTGTGTTTGTACATTTTGCCCTAAAGTACCGCTACCTGCAGGTTGGTTAGTTTGGGTATTATTTGAACTTGTTTTTTTGAAATACATTTTTGGTAATGCATATAAATCACCTATTGTCAAATCCTGTAATACGGTAAATTTATAACCTACAAAAGTCAGATTAACTTGAAAATTTCCTGTATTTTGTACAAAACTTCCATTAAATTTTTGTAGAAAAAGTGGCATTCTTAGAGCTTTACCATAGTATCCTTTAATTGTTAAGTAAAAAGGGGGGTATGGTAGATTAAAAAAAACTGAATACGGAGAGTCATCACCTGACTCAAAAAGAGCTCTACCTCTAACGTCTTCTAAAGTTATGTTTACGGTTGGGGTAAAAGACGCATTAATAGAATAACTAATATTAGTAATCCCTAATAACTCACTATTAATTATTTTTTCAGAAGATTTATTAGTTGAATTTAAAGTCCAATTTGTAGTAAAAAAATCATCATCATTTGGTTTAAGAAAGTTAACTTTAGATGTTGCAATAAGTACATTTTCAGTTTGTCCATCATCACCTAACAATAGTCGAGACCTCGGCTGTATATTACATTCCAAATTAGCATACATAACTAACTCTTCTTGTTTTAAATCCCTATCACCAACCAATAATTCATCCTCTCCAATAACATTAGATTTTTGGTATGTCTTATTTGGATTTATGATGAAAATATTGTTGTAATTATTTTCAATAAAAATGTCCCCAGGTGTAATGTTACTTGCCATAATAATAAAAATAATTTTCTACCGCAGACTTATAATCTAACAAAGACGTGTCCAAAGGGAATGGTATTTTTAATATAGTACCGTCAGGTATTTCAACCTCACTACCACCAGCAAATCCATTAGACTGTAATATTAACCAACCAAAATACGGAGTACCATAATATTGTTGTGAAACTTTATCTAATCTGGAAACTCCAAGTTTGTAAATGTATACTTTATCAGATATTTTCGCAGGAATTTGAACAAAAGGAACATTTGTAAATGAGCCATTGGAAAAAAAATTTACATATCTATTATAATATTCGTTAGCCATTTTAATTAAAATTTACCTTTCCGTTAAATGTTTGTACATCTTGGTTAACATTTACTGTTTTATACAAATCTGTAATTATTCCAACCTCAGTAGTTCCTTGTGTCAAGTTAGAAAAGTCAAATGTCCTCACTTTTTGACTTAATGATAACCCATTCCTTTGGGGGTTGAATAATAAATATGTTTTATATTCTTGATTTAAGTTTATTAAATTAGTGTAAAAGATATTTTCTTCTGTTTTTTCTTGTAGAAATTTTGTTACGTACCCGTCAAGTATTGTTGTTACCGCATCCCTTGTGATTTGAGCAGTATCTGAAGTTAAATTCTCACATAAACTTTCTTTTAATTTTTGTCTTTTATTTGAGTCGAGTATATTATCTGAAAATAAAGTATACATTAAATTGAAAGAATCCGCGGTAACAAGTGTTGTACTATTTAAACTGTCTGTCATTGGTGTAAATATGGTATTAGTTGACCCTGATGTATATATAACTTTATTAGTTAAACAAAAAGTATAAAATTGTGTCAACGAACTGTATATGACATTATAATCATTTCTGAACGCAACTTGTGTATCTTCATTATTTTCACTAATACCTGTCAAATTTAATACCTCAGCATTTCCATCAGGTTTCTTTTTACCATCAATACCATAAGATATAACATCCATTTTTCTAAAAAATTGATTGTAATTAGATTCTGAATTCGCAAACGCTTGAATTTTTGAACTAAGTTGGGTATATCCATTTGCTATCTTTTCTACAACAATATTGTTGAAGTTATAGGTCACTATTTCCAAATCTGAAATATCTATGGGGTAATTGAATCTTAACACTGCCTGTATTGGGTCGTCTTGAATATTGATTAACTCTCTGAATTGTGTTCCTACTGCGGTCAAATTAGTTTGCCAAGTTGAGGGCTTACCAAATATATTTAACGGTTTAGTGTTTGGTGCTTGTAATTGATTTAAGTATCCTGTGGAGTAATTTCTATTGAGACAGAGTTGTTTTAGTATTCCCAAATTATAACTTGATACAACATCTTGTGCAAAATTTACAGTATTTACAAAATAATCATGAGTCTGTTCAATGAAAGTATTAAAAAATTCTTGATACTTTGTTTGTCCGCTAGTATTACCGCTTAATAAATCAACTTGGTTTACAAAAGTACCAATTATGGTACCACCTAAATTACTTTGTGATGTATTATTATTTGAAAATGGTTGTGAAACAATTGATTGTAAGAATGCATTATCAATTGCGGTTGTATCTTCAGTTGCCACCGCTCTATCATCATACATTTCAGTATTTGCATAATAATTAAATGATAGAGCATTTTGAATTTTTTCAATCGGTTCTTTCAAACCACTACCACCTATAAAATCAAATGACATTTGAACCTTAGCAATCATAGGTTGGACTCCAATTCCTTGTGGATTAATATCTAAACCTTCATAACTAAATTGTATCGAACTTGGGACAATTTTGGTGTTGTAGAAATCGCCGACTCTTAATACAAGTATTGGTGGTTTTCCAAAGCTTGTATTAACCACATTAGTATTTGTAACATTACCTTCATTAGTTTTGATTGGAATTGTGTTACCTGGTCTTGTACATTGATTCAAAAATACTAGTCTTGAGTTTAATCCCTCAGGGGTTATTGCGTGAAAAGCGGGATTAAAATATTTAATTTTTTCTTTAATTGACTGATAAACGAATGGGTCAGAATCTTTAATAACATCAAAATAATTACATTCGGATAATAATTTTCTAATTAAGAATTTTGAAACTGAGCTTGGTTTGTTCGCAACATCAGTATCTTGTTGTGGTTTTAATCCATTTTGTTGTGATTCTTGAACGGGTTGAGCGTCATTTGAAAGTGTTGGCGTGACGGTTGCACTTCTAACTCTTAAAGCCCTACAAGCCATAGCATTTGGTGAATAAACATCGTTTGGTGGTGTTAGAATATTAACACAATTAAATTCAACACCATTTGATAATGTTACAGTATTTACCGCATCGGGTAATAATTCTATCACTATTGTACCATCATCGAAAGGAGTTTGTTTTATATTTATTGTATTTTTGAAAAAATTAATGACACTATCTAACCTTGTATTATTAATTTCGGATGAGTTGTTTGAATCTGAAAATTTTGAACCTTCCAATTGTATTTTTAATTTCCCCTTTTTTTCTTCTATTATTTTTTTCACTTCAATTGCAAACGTAGTAAGTGTATCAAAGTTTTCAGATATTATATCAAACATAGTTTGGGTTTCAGCAGAAATTGTTGGGTTTGATGAATAATATGTATTTTTATTGTTTTGATTTAAATAATCACTGTTTTGATTATAATAATCAACTGAGGTTTGACTACCTCCGTCAAAATAAAACCCTTTATTTTTATAATCTGTTGTAAATGTAACAGTTTCATTATTTGTGGGATTGTTGTTTGTTGTGGGAGCGATTCCATTTGCCGCACTTTGTTTCTCTTCATCTGAAGTTGTGGTACTCCCCATAACCTCTTGGTATAGAGCTGTTAAATCAGTAAAAGATAAAGTATTGAATTTAGCCGCAAGTTCGTATAAATCGTATTTTTTACATCCGGCAAAAAATGAATTAACCACACCATTAACAGTTGCAGAATCTGTTTTAGACAATTCTTTATCAACAATTAAATTTAATACAGATGGATGGTCAACAATAATTGACCAATTTAATGTACCTCCTCTTTTTGTGGTATTATAAGTATATACAGGTTCAGGTCTACCTAAAAAATTTGTACTTTCAAATTGTGGCGTTGTAGTGTCTGTAAAAGTCAAATCGTATGGTGGAAACCACATTATTCTACCACCATTAGGACCTTTCTCACAAGCCGGTAAATCATTCCAATCAGCAGTTCCTTTCCATGCCAAATTTTCAATTGAGAACATGTATTTTTTAACGGAACCTTCTCTTGTAATGTTTGTTGAGCCATTACCTCTTAAAGGAGCAATGTTTAAATTAAAAGTTGAGTCTAATACTGAATATGAAGATTTTCTTATATTACCATTAATTATTGACCCACTATCATTTGAAACTGTTTGTTGTAAGTTATTGTAAGCGTAGTACGGATTATCTTTTGCAAAAATTCTTCCGTATTCTTTACCAACCTCAACCCCTTTTTCGTTCACATATTTCTTAACTCTTGAACCTTTTGTAATTTCTCTATACCCATCATTAAAAACTTTGGATACTTGGTTTATTGCATTTCCAGCGTGTTGTAATCTTTTAGCTCCTTTTGGTGTTGAGTCAATTAATCTTTGTGTCTCATCTAAAATTGAGCCGGGTGTAAAAACTTTTTTGTCGGTAGAAGATGCGTTAAGATAATATGAACTTATTCCATTCCCAACAAAATTTGTATAATCACCAAAAGCAGTTTCACCCCCCGCCCCCACTTTCATACCAGCAGCACCAATTGTATCAGAAGACGCCCAAACTAAACCTCCATCGTTACTTGGTCGTTGGTCGTATGGTTTTTCCGCGAGTCCAAACTGATAATTTTTATAAACTTCACCTTCATAAACTTTTGACATTTTATCAGGACCATACACTACTGAACTTGTTTGATTACCTAAATAATCTACAGGTGAATCTTGCGATGGAGAATTCACTTTAGATGGGTCAGTTACATCACTTCCAACATAATAATTTGTAAGTGGTGTTTCTTCACTATTGAATATTCTATTGAAAAATGAACCAATTTGTGTTTTAGTTGTGTCGTAGTTTGGTTTGAAGGTATTGTAATTTAAACTTGCAAATAATACCGATTTTTGTCCTGAACCAGTATTATTTAAGAATTTCTTTGACGGGTTGTTATTTGGGTCGGCCGGTTTATAAAAACCGGGTAAAACTCTATCTAATAATTGTCTTACAGTCCCTCTTTTGTTGTCAGGTTCATTAAAATAACTACCTTCTATTGGTGACGATGGTAGAAGGGTTCCTCCCATTTTTTGAATAAGGTACTTCGCTTGGTCAAAAACTCCATCAGGTACTGTTATTGTCCAATTTTTTTGAACTAAGGTTTCTTGTCCTGTGGCAAGTTCAGCTATCGAAAAAGGATTAGTTAAAGCTTGGAAATTGGCTCTACCAGCCGTGTTTCTATAAATTTCTCGGTCAATGTTTGCCTGAATTTGAAATTCTAAATAATTCGCAGATAATTGTGATAAATATGAATCTTGACTTAGATTACTATTTCCCTTTAATACGTCGTCAACAGTGAAAACAGAATTTATAAAATTTGGATAAACACCCTTTGATTTACCGTTTAATATTAAAGGATTATCACTAACAAAGAATAAACTATTATACCCTTCTTCTGACACATATTTGTTTAATATGGATATAGTATCAATACTCAGTTCATTCACTATGTCCATATTGGTTTCCGTTAATGGCCAATACGGTTGGTTATTTGAAATTGAAAACGAAGTTCCGTCATTAAGAGTTATACCTCCGTCCGATTGGTTTTGATTAGGTAAGGATATCACATCCGCAATATCAATTCTGTAGTCAGGTCCACCAGGACCATAGGAGTTATATCTTGTGGCCTCCTCAACAGTTTTGTTTTTTCCATCAACAGTCTCACTTATATTTTGAGAATCATTAACGTAACTATTTTGGAAATTTATTGTTACAACTTCTTCTATGTTTGGATTGTTTTGGGAGAAGTACCCTGTCAAATTATAAGGTGACAAATTTCTACCTAACAAAACATTTCTGAATTGCTCTGAGCCTTGGAACGATAGTAGATTTTCTCCCATTTATATCTTTATTTATAAATAGAAACAATTGGATTTTTTAAGCGATTGAAATTTGCTCAACGTAGTTTTGATATGGGTTGTCTGAGTCCACTTGATAATTACTTTTTTTAATTTCTAAACTTTGAATGATTTTTGACTTAAATCTATCGTCGTTTTGAAATTTATCAGCAATTTGTTGTAAAGCTTGGTTATTACCTTCAGCCTTGAAAGTGATTGTGATTTGATGGTTTATTTTGGTTTCTCTTGGTGTTGTGGTGGTTTCTACTTCTTTAGGTTTATTTAAAACCTCATTTACAGGTAATGTTTGTTTGACAGGTTCAACAACTTTTGGTATTGTAATTGAATTTATAATTCTTCCAATTTCTTCAATTGGCATATCAAATCCTTTATCTAAAGTTTGTGATAATTGTGTAATTTCATTATTTAGATTTTGATTTACAACTGTTTCATTTATATTTTTTGTATTTACTACATTTTGAGTATTTTTGGTATTAAATAAATTTTCAGTACTCTGAATTATTTCAGGTAGTTCGTTACTAAATGATTTTGTAAAATTTTCAACAAAACTTGTTAATTGTGTATTTGTATTTTGAATTAAGTTATTTTGATTTGTTATATTTGTTTCATTGGTGTTTTGTTCTCCGAGTATCTTAAATTCATTTCTTAACATTTCCATTAACTCTCTTTGTTGATTAATTACTTCAACTTTAGGGTTAACATTTATTGCCAATTTTTCAATTGAGTCACTCAAATCTAATATTTCATTAGAAATTGTTTGAATTGTTTTTTCTTGGTTGGTAGTATTATAATTAATATTAGTTGGTTGAGTTGTTTTAGACATTAATTGACTATATATTCTGACTATAGATTCTTCATTAATTAAATTTGTTTGTGGTAATTCTTGTCCAAGTTTTAAAGTATTAATTGCTGAAATTATACTTTGACTAAAATCAGGTATTTCTATCTTTGGTATTAAAATTTCTTGAGTCTGAGGTGTTTCTGTATTAATATTTTCTTTTTGAGCAAAGACTACTAAATCATTTTTGTCTTTATTAATAACCTGATTTTGTTCGGGGAAATACACCGCATCTTTTACCACTTTTTTATTGGGCGTTGTTCCGTGAGTGTCAAATATATTTTTACCAATTTCAGCAAGATTTCCACCAAATTTTAACAATTCTTTCGCAGCATCTGATGCAGCATCCCCTAAAGCAACAAAGTTTATCTCATCATTTTTTATATATTGTCTTTGTTGAGCTAACACACCAGCGTTATATTGATTTTCTTGTCCTTTATACCCACCCTTAACTTCAGGTTGATATAAACTTTGTTGTGCTTCTGCATAAATATTCACACCAGTTGCCGCCTTTTCCAAAACTTTTTGTCCATCTTTAGTTGAAGCGATTTGTAATCCCAAAGATTTTGTCATCGCCTCTAAATTGGCGGCCATAAGACCAGTAACTCCAAGTTGTTCTTTTGCCAAATCCATCATTTTTTCCTCAGTTGTTTTACCAGCTTCTTCTTCTAAACCTGAAATATATTTTTGTAAACCTCCAATATCACCTGAATAACTTTCTAATAATTTTTGAACCGATACTAAATCACCATTTTTTGTAGTTATTGTATACTCACCAGTATCTTTATCTAATGTTGCAAGATTTGCAATTGCGCTTTTTGTATCTTCACTTATATCATTAAAACCACTAAAATCAATGTCCGCCAATTTTTTATCTAAACTTGCAGTCCCCAATGCCATTTTTTCAATTTCAGATTGTGGTATTTGTAATTCCTTTGCAAGTTCCCTTATTTTCCCTTTAGCGTCAGGAAAAAATTCAAAAGCTTGTGTTTCCTCGTTAAAGAAAGTATATTGTTTAAATAAACCACTCAATTGATTTTGTAACTCAGGCACATTGTTTTGAGCCAAATCCATCAGTTTTAATGGGTCAATTAAATCGGATGATACATTCCCCAATCTTTGGAGTGCGGCAGACATGTTAATCGCATCCTCAGGATTTAACATTTTTTCAGCAAAATCCAAAGTTTGTTTCATGTCAATCCTTAACATTGCAGCCTTTGCTGCCATTTTTGCTAAACCATCAACACCATTTACAAAGTTAAATCTGTTAAGTTGTTCCAAGTTGTTAACCACATTTTTACTAACAACTTGTGATGAAACACCCATGTCTCTTGCAATTTTTGCAGTGTTGTACATTTGTTCAGTAATATGAGTGATTGACATACCGGCTTTATCAAAACCGTCTAATAATTCTCCCGCAGCAACTCCTGCAACTTTTGTTGTTGCGTAAAGTTTAGCATACATATCCTCACTTAAAACAATATTTTTGTTAAACTGATTTACAACTTCATTCTGTAATGCGGTAGCGGATTTGATGTCTCCTCCTAATTTTAAAACCGCATAAGCTCCTTTAGATAAGTTATCCTTAATCGCAGCAGAGTAACCTACACCAACACCCATGTTTTGCATGATTGAATTGAATTGTTTGTCAATATCAACCATTGTATCAGGTATTGATGTAAAAATTTCCGCAGTGTCTTTAGCGATTTGTGCAGCTAACTTTACAGGTCTTAAAAGGTTTGTTAACCTTTCAGTTTCATCAACGTTATTTGTCGTAGCTTGAAAATGGAATAACATCATTATGTTTTAGGTGTATTAATTTCTATGACTTTATCCACAAGATATCGTCTTTGATAAATAGGCATAGACAAAAAATCTGAATAGGATGTATTCAAATATTTTGATAGTAAGATGTATTGGTCTAATAAATAAACTACGTAATCAGAAGAAAGGGCGAAAAAACTCCGCCCCAAAGGTAATACGGGTGAGTACCTTTTTTCCAGACGGGGCTATAATTTCTCTTGTTAAGTCTACTCTTGGTTCATTCCTATCAATAAAGTTTTTAATAAACTTTGAGTCCATGATAGGCATTTGCTCTAAAAATTTAGCAATAGTACCCAATTCTCTATTACCATTTAACTCAATAATTTGTTTTTGAAGTCTCCAAGTAACTGTTGGTGGAACTAATCCTTTTGGGTAATTTTCTAACTGTCTTGCAAGTTCCAAACTTTCACCAAATGTTAAAGGTTTTAATTTAACTTGAGCATTTGATTTTGGTAAAACAGTTGTAAAACTACCATCTTCATCTGGTTCAACTTCAGGTTTAATAAAATTTAGTTCAGTAAGTAATATTGTCGCTTCAAATTGTTTACCTGTTTCAGGGTCAGTCAAATTAAAAGTATATTCAGGACCAAAAGAAGAATTTCTTAAAAATATCAAAATTACTTCCAAGTCACCGTCTAATAAATCTTCTGGTTTCAAATCAGGTTCATATAATTTAGTACGGACAAGTTGAGCAATTAAACCTTCCCCTCCATTTTTAGTTGCATTAACCAAAATATTTTCATCAGATGCGGTTAAATAACCGACTTTAACTGATTTCTTTTTATTTTTATAATATCTTCCCCCACTTGGTAGAGTTATTACATCGTGTGGTAGATTAAAACCTTCTTGACTATATTGATTGTTTTCCATAAATCTTTTTTAAATAAAAAATCCACACAATGTGTGGATTTGTAAATAGTATTTTGATTATATTAGAATAATAAGATACATCTGTCAGGACGAAGAGTTGCTTGAATTTTAGCTAATCCGTCTTGAGCGTAATCTAAACTTTGGAAATCTACGTTTGTTAAGAAACAACTTTGTAATAACCATTTTTCGATTACAACTCCTGTAGGGTCTAACATTTCCAAATTAATGTCCTTCTTATAACCCGCAGCATATCCCATACGACCTGTTACAGACTCGGCATGTAGACGAACCCATTCCATAAGAGCTTGAGCCGCTGATGGACCTATTGGGTCACGGAAGGTTACATTTATTTCACCCCACTCAAACATACCAGCAACATAGGTTTTGGTGTTCAAAAATGGAATTTCAGTACTTTTAATAGTAATTTTTGGACGTGATGTAGACTCAACATACCACTCATTGATACCCAATGTAGTGTCCACCCATCTCATTATAAATCGGTTTTGCCTTTTGGGTTCGTAAGGTACCGGCATTTGCATTAGTAAATCAGCCATGTCTATTCTTTTTTAATTTTTTCTTTTATTTATTTATAAATATCGTCTTGTATTAATTTTTCTATTTACTTTGAATTTTTTTTAAAACATACTTACTATAAGACCAGTAATTATTATTTTATTTATTATATGGTTTTTTTTCACCTCCATGTGTAGAATAAAGTTGATAAATATTTTCTGGGTCTTGTTTCAATTCTTTATCTAACGTTTCTAAATTCCTTAAATCGTCATCTGAAAATCCAATAGTTGGTACAAAATTATTTGATATGTCATTTTTCATATACGGAGACCCTCCTATTTTTTGTGAAATACTTTTCACATAATCTTGAAACTCTTTAGCGGCTTTTACTTTTAACTCTTCAGGTTTGGCAGCCGAACCCTGCCCAAATGTGACAGGATAATATCTACAAAGTTTAAAAACATAAAAATCAACTAATCTGTCGTCAGACACATTCGGGTTTTGTTGAGCAATTTTATTATATTTTCTCAAGTTCCAAACTAATTCCTTTTCAGATAAACCGTTGACATTACCTTCTATTAATTTTCTAACTGACAATGCTAATGTTTTTGGGTTATGCCCCCTTGCAGTCACAATTGCAAATACAGACCCACCGTTTACACACTCCACAAAATCATTCCATGCCGGACCTGTTTTTGCAACCATTGAGTCAACCAAAAATCTTTTGTCACCCTTCACACCAAAATTTCTAAAAGGGTCTTCGGCAAAACCTACAATATTTTTTCCTTTATATTTAAAGGGATTTTTTCCTACGTCAACTCTATACTCAGCAAAATCTTCTGTCCCCATACCCACTTCATTTCCTTTATCATCTTTTAAAACAATCTTAGTTGGCATATACATTAAATTGTCATCCCAATCAAAGGCATAATACTTCATGTCAGGGGTTAATTTTTCCTTATCGCCAAAACCCTCTAAAATAATCAAATTCATAATGATAAATATTTGTAAAAATAAAAAACCCCCACAAGTGTGAGGGTTTTTAATAAATCTATGTATTTTAGATATTTTCGAATGACGCTCCTGTAGGAGTAATCAAGAATTCTATATCTATAAATTCTAAAGCTTTAGTTGGTTTGATGTAAATCTTACCTACCAATTGGTTGGCGTCTAAATCTTCAGGAGTGTTTTGGACAGTCACACGGAAATCATATAAACCTCTGTCTCTACGGATAGCATCTAAGATTGGGTTTACTGAATCCAAGAATTGTTGTCTTACTAAACTATCATTTTGTTCGAACAACAATCTGACCGCTACAGCTGAAATTAATTTACGAGCTTGTAATAACAATCTTCTTACATTAATTCTGTCTAACGCAGATTCTCTAACTTGAAGAGTTTTGTTACCCCAAATCACAGTTCCTACATCATTGAAGGTTGCAATTGGGTTAATTCTACCCTTGTATAGAATGTCTCTATCTTCTTGAGTTAACCTCTTACGTGCTCTTACAGCATTTACAATACCACGTGTGTAACCAGCCGTTGCAAACCATGGGAACGCAATGTTGTCAGTTAATGCTAAGTTTCGTGTAACTTCAGCAGTAGGTGGAATGTAAATTTGAGTGTTATTTACAGTGTCTCTTGTCAATACCCATGGGTAGTAAGTTGCAGTATAGTTAGAATCAATTCCTGCGTCTTCCAAATTAACAACCGCATCTTCAGGATAAATTAAATTATCTGATATAGTAGTTGATGGTTGGAATAAATCAAAGTCAGGTGTTGTAGTAATATAAATTGAATCGGCTCTATCGTACTCAATCATATTAATAGTTTGATTCACCAACTCGTAGTTATTTTTATAATCTATACCAGGTGTGACTAAAACATTAATGTTTGTTACTTCAGGGTTAGAGAAAGTTTGAATACCTAATAAGTAAGCGTAATAGTCGGTGTTAGCATAATCTGTTGAATTTTGGTCAACTGTAATTCTTCTAAACGCTCCCCAACCATTAGCCGAAGTGTAAGGAGCACAAGGTGCCGAACCAGCTAAAAATCCTGTACCACCTAAAGTGAATCTATCTGTATTAGTCCTTGATTCAGTATAGATATCCCATCCGTCAAATCCACCATAAAAAGACATAGTGAATTTTCTAGAATATAGATAGAAATAAGTGTCCGATTTTAACAAAGGTTCAGCTCTAAACGAACTAACACCAACCTCAAAAGCAGTTTCACCACTTGATAGGTAGTTACTTGAAATTTGAATCACTGTTGCTCCCGAATCCATATGGAAACCTTTAGTCAAATAATTCCATGAAGAAAAATCTGCCTCATCTAAACCACATGTATCAAAACCTGATGTTAAATTCTTCTTACCTTTATATAATAAGAAGTCATTATCTGTACCTATTTTGGTTGAAAATCCTAAGTAAGTCCTACGAACATTATCACCCAAAGAAAACTCTTTGTTATCAACACCTATACTTGTACCAAATGGTGGATTCCAAATTTCCTCACCAGGATAAGAGTAACTTGTTTTATAAATTGGGAAAGGAGGTTGTACTGATGTTGTAGAATAAGGTCCATAGTTTCTTGTCACATATCCATTAAAACCGCAAGGTAAAGAATCTTCAGGTGCCTCATAGTTCATTTCTACCATAACATAACGAGAATTAATTGAAAATTCACCATCAGAAGTACCAATTTTTTTAGCAACATAGCTATTTAAATTGGGGTTCATTGAACAATTTGAGAATTTTTCCAAAACAACAGGATTTGCATCCGTGTCGTTGAAATCTCGTATAACAACATCAAAAGTTAAGTTATTAAACGAAATATTTTGAATTGAAATTTTTATCTCAGTGTTTGCGGCAGTTCCGTCAGATATGGAAATAAATCTGAATAAATCATATACTTTAGTACCTCTAAGTTCAGAAACAACATAAGGTGTGGTCGGTGTTTGATATTTCTCTAAGAAATTACCCAAAGAGTATTGATTTTCACTTACTGCTGAGTTTAAGGAAGTTAAAGTTGTGTTAAGACCTCTAATATAACCTTTGTTATAACCCCAATTAAGTAAAGTGTCATATGACTCTTCTACAAATAACGGAACAACAGTCCTGTCTTTTTCAAAGTTGTCCTGACCAAAAACTTTATTGACATAATTTGAATCTGCTGATTCGAAAGAAGTTTCAAAACTAAAATTCTTAGCGTCGTATGTTGTACCTGAAATCAAGAAGGTTGAATAGGGATTAGTTGTTGCTGCGCTGTACGAACCTGAAACTGTTAAAGTTACATCAGAAGTTCCTGTAACTTGATATTGAGGTCCGTGTTGTGTTGTTGTGTAGTTAGTAATACCTCTTGACCTTAATGTTGCCAATACTAAATTGTGATATTCAGTATGTGTAATACCTGTAAAAACTTGAAACCCAACTGTACAAGCGGCTCCATTCCAATAAACGTTTCCACCAGTTGGAGCATAAACACCATTACCAAAATTGATATTGTTTAGTTGTAAAGAAAAAGAAAAACCTGAATAATTGTTAGTTCCTCCAACCGGAGTAAAAGAAGAGTAAAACCAAGAGTCGTTAAGACCATCACAATATTCAATAGTTTCAGCATTTAAACTACCTAAACCAAAATTGTTAGTGATTCCGGTATAAGATGATATTGAAGAATATTGTGAATTTGGTATTGCACCCCATACCGACACATTTTGGTTATATGGTACTGAAACAGTCCCATTAGTCATATTTTTGAAAAAAGTATTCCATAAAAAGTTTTTAGCATCTTGCCTGAATGTCGATGTTGTCCCATCGTACTTAACATAACTTTCATCAAGTTTTGCATATAAATAAGGTAAAGTACTTACAAGGTTAGATGAACCATTAGATTCAACATCAAATTGTACATCATTAACCGTTCCACCACCACTTGCCAATTTAAATGCTACACCAACACTGGCTGCCGTTGACCAAGCCACACTACTGTCAATTCCTACAGTTGAGCAATCTACGTTAGCCACAGATGTTACAGTCCAAGACGGTCCAGCATCGTAACCTGAAAGTCCAAGAATCCTTGTAACAAAAAGTTGATTAGATTGTTGTAAGTAAGATTTAGCTATATAAGCAGCTTCATACTTAGGTATTTGTGTGTTTACAAACTTCTCAGGGTTTGTTCCACCAAAATACGATGTAAATTCATCATAACTCGTCACAAATATAGGTTCAAAGGCTGGACCTTTAATAGTCTCACCAACAAGACCTAGTGTGGTAACACCAACACTTTGTGAAACGAATGATAGGTCACGCTCTGAAGTGTATACTCCAGGTGAGACGAATACTTTGTTTGCACTTGCCATTTTTTTAATAATTTTTTTTAATCTTTTATTTTATTCATAAATACTATAAAAAACATGAAAAACTTTACTTAGAAAAAACTATTTATATTGTAGTATGATAAATTTCATACTTTTTTCTACCACATGAAAATTAAAAATTTAAAGATATCTGAGGAAGTCCATTCAACTCTAAAAAAATATTGTGATAAGGAAGGGTTGAAACTAAATAAATTTGTAGAAAAGTTGATAGAAGAAAACTGTAAAACTAAGAAAGATATTTACGGTGAGAATTAAACTAAAACTGTATTCAACCTTATTGAAGAAACTTCTTGTTCAATTGTTTTAGAAATAACAAATCTAATTGAGTCACCTGTATTAATTTGTAAAACAGAATTAGGCGATGAAAACAAATCAGTTCCAAAAAACAAATTATTAACATAAATATCATATGAGTTTACATTAACACTACCGTCTAAATACAAATTACACGTAAAATCAAAAACTTTTGTTACCTCTAATTGAGTTTCTTGAAAATTTATATTAGTAATAACTAATTCAGTATTTTCATCAGATAACTTTTTTTTGGGTTTTTTAAATTTTTGAGTTTCTGTAGATAAAAAAACAAATGACCTACTTATTGCTGGTTTCACTTCGAATTCATTTTCGTCCATTAAAAATCCTTGGAGAGTAAAATTGTACGTTTGTATATAATATTTTCTTTTCTCCATTTCCATTACAGACTCGTCTGCAATATCATCTAAAATTAAAGGAATGTAATGACCTTTGATTTGTGTATAAGCTTGTCTTGAAGCGAAGGTTTCAATTACATTTTTGTTGAACACGTTTAGTTCCCTCATTCTGTTACAAATTATTTTAACACTATACTTTATATCAACAGGCACTGGTTGGGGTATAGTATAAACATCATAACCTTTTCTACCGTCGTTAAAATTAGGAACGGCTGCGTAGAAAAATTGTTTCCTATTTGGAATGTTATACCTTAGTGAGGGTAATGACCCGTATTTTACTTCAGGATTTCTTATTGTTGTTATTAATGGGGGCTCAACATTTTTATCGAGGTTTGAAAAATTCCATGTTTGTGTAAACTGAGCCCAATTTTGAGTTGTAAGTAAAATATCAACAACAGGTATAGTTTTTCCATCTGTTGTTGTTTTCAAATTATTTTTTACAAAGTCTAAAAATCCCCTATCTAAGTCTTCATGTAATAAAGATTTGGGTAAAAAAGTTCCGTCTTTTCTTATTTTATCAAGCAACTCAACTCTTCTACCATATCCTGTTTCGACTGGCTCTAAATCTAATGTTTTTTTAATTTTTTTTGGTAACGCCATTATAATCCTCTAAATTCATTATCTGTAACTATAGATGCAATAATTGTCCTATAGAATGGTTTATACCCCGCATATGTGTGTTTATTATCACTCACAACACGACCATCATTTACAACTGTATAATATCTAACCCTTGTTTCTGTTTCGTAATACGCAATATAATCACCAAACTCAATTTCGATTCCAAGTTCGTCTAATTGAGACTGATAAACTGAAACCGTTAAGTTACCTGGTTCCATTTGGTCTAATTTTGATGTTCCCAAATTTTTATTCTCGGGAGCAACAATTTTAACCAAACCTTTAAACTCAACAGGGGGAAGAAATTTAATTCCGTCTTTAACGGCTTCACCATAAACATCATCAGTGTTGGTTTTAGTTTTATCAACTTTGTATAACACTAAAGTAAAATTCATATCTCCTTCTAGCCACTCGCGCCCAATGGATACATCAAGAGCAAAATCCTCACCCCCAAAAAATTTACCTAATCTTGTTATTGGAACATTTCTCTGTGACATATTGATAAATATCCAAAATTGTTTTATTATTATTTGTTAGTGTAATTATATCAATGTTAAGTATTGAACAACAAGCGATTCAAATATTAGAGGAATATAGTGGGTCAAATAACTACATTCTGAAAATACAAAAACAGTGTGAGACAAATAAAAAACATGTCCCCACAAGAGCTCAATGCGAATATGTTATTAATTATAGTAATACCTCTCCTAAAGTTGCCAAAAAATGGGTCGATATTGACTCGTATTTTTCTCAAAAATTGGTAGAAGATAATCCATTTATTAAGGAACCCGATAAGATTTATGTTGAAAAACTTTTAGTTGAGAAAGATAAGTCGTACCATATTTGGGGTAAAGTTTTTAGTGGGGACACATTACATGATTTTTGGGTTCCTAAAGCTGCAATTATAAAAGACTATAAAGAAAACATTGTTAATGTTGACTACTCAAAATACGGACATAGACCTCCGTTAGGTCATCAGAAAGAGGCCATTGAGAAGTTGTTAAAAAATGATAAGTTCATTTTAGCCGATGACATGGGTCTTGGAAAAACAACATCAACAATTATTGCGTCGTTGGAAAGTGGGGCAAAAAAAGTTTTAATTATTTGTCCAGCTTCATTAAAGATTAATTGGGAAAGAGAAATAAAAAATTACACAGAAAAAAGTATATACATTTGTGAAGGTAAGAAATACGAGGAAGCTGACTATGTTATTACTAACTACGACATTCTCAAAAATTTTCACGACCCAAAGGAAAAAGACAATTCGTTAATTTTAAAAACTAATTTTGATTTAGTCATTATTGATGAAGCTCATTACGTTTCAAATGCTCAGGCTCAACGTACAAAAATTATAATGGATTTGACCAAAAACATTAAAAAACTTTGGTTATTGACAGGTACTCCAATGACCTCTCGCCCAATGAATTATTATAATATTTTAAAACTTATTGATAGTCCTGTTAGTCAGAATTGGATGGCTTATGCAATTCGTTATTGTGCGGGGTATCAATTTAGAGTTGGAAATAAAAAGGTGTGGAATGTTACAGGAGCGTCTAATTTAGAGGAATTGAGAGAAAGGACTTCACGTCAAATACTAAGAAGACTTAAAACAGATGTTTTAGATTTACCTGAAAAAATAATCACACCTGTTTATCTTAGATTAAAATCAAGGTTATATGAAGGATTAATGGGAGAGTATTATGATTGGTATAATAACCGACAAGATGAATCAAAGTCTTTATCAATTCAATTTACAAAACTGACAAAAGTTAGACAAGTAATTGCTGAAGAAAAAATCCCAACAACAATTGAACTTGCTGAGAATATTATTGAACAGGGTAAAAAGGTTATTATCTTCAGTAATTTTACAGACCCGATTAAAAAGATTTATGAACATTTTGGTAAGTCGGCAGTTTATTTGGATGGGTCAACGTCAAAGGTTGGGAGGCAGGAAGCTGTGGATAAGTTTCAAACCAACGATAAAATTAAAGTTTTTTGTGGTAATCTTAAAGCGGCTGGAGTTGGTTTAACTTTAACTGAAGGTGAAGCCGTAATTATGAATGATTTATCATTTGTACCAGCTGAACACGCTCAAGCCGAAGACAGAGCTTACAGATATGGTCAAAAAAACAACGTATCAATATTTTATCCTTTATTTGAAAACACAATTGAGGGAGTTATTTATGACATATTAATTAAGAAAAAACAAATAATTGGTACCGTAATGGGTGATTCAGATGAGTCTTCTGCTGATATTGTTGAGCAAATCCTGAACGAAATCAATAATAAGTAAGTATTTATTATTGATGAAATCACTTAATTTAATAACTGAGGAACTAATACAAAAACTTTATAAAAAAGAATCAGAGGAAACTGAAGTATTTTTTATAAACGAAATGAAAACAATAGGTATTGAAAAATTACCATATTCATACGCCTCTTTAAGAAGATTTATTGACCCTGAAACTATGAAGTTTCACTACCAAAAACACTACAAGGGTTATGTAAAAAAATTAAACTCGGCGTTAAGAAAGAAAAACTATGGCGATATTGAATTGGAGAATATTGTTAAACAAATATCCAAATACAATACAACTATAAGAAACAATGCGGGTGGAGCCTTTAATCACGCTCTATTTTGGAAGATGTTATCTCCAACACCACAAAAACCAACAGGTGAAATTTTAGAAAAAATTGTAAAAGATTTTGGTGGATATAAAAAATTTAGAATGAAATTTGAATCTGAGGCAAAAAAAAGATTTGGGTCGGGATGGATTTGGTTAATTTTAACGGATAAAGGAAATTTGAAGATTATGTCCACCTCAAACCAAGATAATCCAATTATGAATATTTTTGAATTTGGTGGATACCCATTATTGGGATTGGATTTGTGGGAACATGCGTATTATTTGAAATATCAAAACAAAAGAGACGAGTATATTCAAAATTTTTGGGATGCGGTTAATTGGAAATTTGTGAACGACTTATACAAATCCAAAACTGAAAAGAAATAAATGATATTTATTGCTAAAGACTAAAATGGCAGTAATATCCGAACCTGAAAGAAGTAAACTATATACAAAAGTTCGTCATGTACTTGGAGCACCTTTACGTTCCGTGGAGTTAGAAGACGAACAGATGGACACCTTGTTGGAATTTTCAATAGGGGATTACTCACAATATGTACAAGATTGGTTGATTGACACTCAATGGACATCATTGTATAATTTAAATTTAGATACTCAATCACTATCAAGAGCTTTTATAACTAAAAGTTTAGATTACGAAAATAGATATGCTCAAGCATACTCCAAAATAGTTGGTTTACAGTCAAACCCGTTGGGTGAATGGGAGTTAAAAAAAGACTATATAACTCTTGAGCCAAATAAACAAATTTACGAAATTCCTGCTGGTAGAGAAATTAATGAGTTGTTATGGTTCACCCCCAACGCTCTAAATAATATTTTATTTGACCCCTGGTCTTTTGGTGCTTTAGGTGGTTATGGTATGGGTGGACCTGCAGGATATTCTCAAATGGGTTATACAGGTTCATATTTTATGATGCCGGCATTCGATATGATGTTAAGACTACAAGAAATTAACATACAAAGAAGAATTATTGCCGGTGATTTGACTTACAGAATTACCGCATTACCCGATGGGAAAAAAGCAATCCATTTGATGCAAACACCTGGTGGTAAGTTTGACTTTGGTAATTCGTCATTAAGAAATTCTAAAGTTTGGTATTGGTATTATGATGTTGGTCCTGACGACAGGGACGCATGTTTGGCGGCAAATCCTGACATTATTAGAATGCCATCTGATGTTCCTATGGACTCTATGTCTTGGGCTGATTTAAATAATCCGGCACAACAATGGGTTAGAAGATGGTTTGTTGCTTCTTGTAAAGAAACATTATCAAAAGTCAGAGGAAAGTATTCAGGTAATTTAAAAACACCTGACTCTGAATTAACTATGGATTATCAATCACTAGCAACTGAAGCCAAAGATGAAAAGTCTAAACTATGGGATGATTTATTTGGGGCTGAAGGTAGATTAACAAGACTTAGACCTGAAAAAATCATGGAGAGAGAAGCTCAAATCGCAGAAAATTTAAACAAACAAATGAAGTTTAGGGCATTCCCAAGAAATATGTATGTAATTTAATTTATGGCTGTACAACGTTCAATACAAATGCAAAGAGTAATTGCCGGTCAAGTTGTTGAGACCTCAGAAGTATGTTTTGTAACGGATGAAAACTACACTACTGAAGGTGAATACGTTTTAATAACAAAAAATACTCGTAATATTACAATTAATTTAGACCATAGTAAAAATGACCATTTAATTATTAAATCCTTAACCAATACCAAAATAATTCCTTTACAAGGTAAGATTGATGAAGAATATTCAGAAATTAATTTGAATAGGGGCTCAAGTATTGAGTTGTTTTTTTCTTTTGGTAATTGGTATATTCTTTCTTCAGATGGAATTAAGGAACAGTAATTATTTTTCCTCCCTTACTTAGATTATCGTAAGCCCAAAGTGGTTGTAAATTACTATAATGACATAATTTATTTATTTCTTCAGAACAGTTCGCTGACGATAGGGGAACTATGTGGTCAATATGCCAACTACCGTAGTTGTCCCAAGACATACCATCTTTAAATTGTCTTTCTAAATGTTCTCTTAAAAATTCGGTGGAACATCCCACCAAATCCAAAGTTTTGTTGTCTTTGTGAATTTTTTTACTTTTCATGAATTGGACAATTCTACTTCTCAAATTAGAAATCATTCTCAATGTTACGTCTTCTTTTTTTTTAATCCTAAGTTTATTAATTATATCTTCTTTATTTTTTCTATAATATTGTTTAATTCTTATTTGTTCTTTTTCAGTATTCTCGCAATATCTATCCACTCTTCTTTTTTTCAATTTTTCGGAATTAATTAAATAATATTTTTTTTGACATTCTTTACACTCACCCCTTAAACCATTTTTATTTCTAGATGAATATGAAAACTCACAAATTAATTTATTTTCACCACATTTTGAACAAATTTTAGTTACCATAATATTCTCTTAGTAATTTTTCAATTATACGGGAAGGTTTTAAATTATCTGACTTTATTTTATCATACAATTCTCTATTTAAACTTATACTAACTTTTATTTTTTTATCATTAGTCTCTTTTTTTGGTCTCCCCATAACTATAAATATTAGGTAATTAGTAAAAGTAGTATTTTTATTTAATAAATTTTTCCCATCCTTCTTCCGCAAAATCGTAAATGTGATTTGGATTCCCATTTATTGATTCCCAAAATTTCATTTCTTGGTCAGTGATTGTTAGTAAGTCCTCAATACTATCTTGGTCTTCAGGTTCAAATGGAACACCATTGATTAGTTTACATTGTTCTTTAGTAAAGATACCTCTTTTATTTGGGTCATCAACAATTAGGTTATTTCTAACTTCTTCACCAAACACAATCAACAAAGGTTCAATACGTTTGTTAAATGTTACTACGGCTCTTGGGACATTGTATTCTCCCAACATATTTGGGTTATTTTCAACTTCAGTTGGGTCTAAACGATAACAATTAAGTTGTATAAATGACTCCATACTGTTGTCTAATACTTTACCGTAGTTATTAAAGTACGTGTCTATGTGGTCTTGTTTCCATCCCGCTTTTGGTCTATTTACTTTTTGAACATCCCCGTGAGATGCTTTAACACCATTATTTACATACATAATTACATCCCCAAGATTTACAGCAATACCATCACGAATTGCAAGTTCAATGTGAGCCATACGTGACATTTCATTCCCCGCCTTTGTCTTTTCTTTTGAACGTTTACGGTAATCATCCATAGACAATTTAACCTTTGCTCTTTGGGCTATCTTCATAAGCGGAATTTGTTTATTATAAATCTTTTCCACGTATTCATAGTACCACTCAACAAATGATTGACCATCACCTTCTAACAACATCTTAATTCCTTTATCCAAGAAATCCTCAATATATAAAGGTAGTTTCTTACTCTTGATGGAATTACCTGTAAGTTTAATCTTTCCGTTGTGTTCCATTGTTGCGTAGTTCTTACGAGCAATGTTCATACAGGATTTCCAAGTTCCATCACAATCAAGACCCATAGCACCTTTCATAAACATATCGTTAAACTCAGCAACATCAGCATCATAACCTTTATATTCCTTACCTTCTTTAACCAACCAATTATTACCCTTACCGATATATACTCTATCATCTACACCACTTTCAGGTAAAGAGAAGTTCATACCATCCGTATCACATACAAGCGGTGTATAACCTTTCTCCATAAAAAAATTCAACATCAACCTCAAATACTGACGACCAGTACAAGTAATCATTTGACCCTTATCCATATCACCCCAATGGAAAACCTGAGGTGCAGACAAAGCCCCAAAAAGTGAGTTAATGAAAATCTTAATCGGTAATTGTTTACGGTCATAAGATGTTGCTTGTTTTTTGTCAATATCCTGATATTCCTTGGCTAAGTTTTTATACTTGATACGAGTGTTACGGAAGTAATTTAACATTCCTTTCATTGCACCTGTAATATCGCAGGTTGGGAATACATCGTGAACTAATTGAATAGAAGGGTATAGTGACGAGAAGTCAAGTTTCAATACGTCGGTTGAGAATCCAACCTTTAGTAGTCGTGACAAACCTCCAACAAACTCTGTCTTTTCATTCTTAGCAGGTATTGCTAACTTATGTTTATAGGACCACGCTCTCATTTGGATTTCCCACAATGTTGCAGTTCCCATAGTGGAAACTCTTTCATATGTTGTTGGAACCAAAGATGCAAGTAGAAATGAGCCCTGATTGAATTCTTCATCCACTGTTAGAGTTTCCTCCAAGTCATCGTCAAGATACCTCTCAACCAAATCATCACCTGTTGTTTTAATATATACGTTTGAGTGTTTTGAACACGCTTCGTCAATTGTGGGGTCAATCCCCACTTTCTTATACTTACCATTCTGAATATTTAACCAATATTCTTCTTTCTTCGCATAAAACGGACCAATGTCTGTATGGTCAATATATACACGGTCAGGAGCCTCAGCTTTGATATATTGTGTTATATACTTCAAACCCGCAGATTTAATAGATGAGTTAATTGCCTGAGCTCGTCTAACAGCATGTAATGTGTCTACAACATTGTAACCCCACATTGAGGTTTGGTTAAACCTTTCAACCTCGTTTGCCAACTTCAACATACTTTCAGATTGTTTGATTGGATTAGCAGGATTTAAGGTTTTTGCAATCTTTTTAATATCTAACTTTAATGCTTTGGCTCTTTCAAATATCCAAAACCAGTCAAAGTTAAACCCGTTGTAAGATGCAATAATACTTGGTTTTAGTTCATCTATTGTGTTGAAAAATTTGATGATACCCTCTCTTTCTTGTTCTTCAGTTGAACACTCAATTACTTGACTAAAACCTTTATTAGTTTTCATTCCTATCATAAAGATACGACCATCCTTTGGTTCTAATGCGGTCGTCTCTAAGTCAAATACAAACCTCGTGATACTATTATAATCATCAAATCCTTTGAACAATCGTTTTTCTTTAGTAACCAAAAATTGTTCAACAGGAGGTAAGATTAGGATTAATCCTTTTGTTTTTTCACCCCAAGGGTCAACACCACCATCTCTAAAAAATTGTATTAATGAACGATACCCATTTAAGGATTTAACCATATAAGTCAATCCTTTCTCTAATCTTTCATTACCATCAGTACGTAATTTTTCAATGACAATTTTATGTTTTGTCATTGCTTCTTTTTGTAATGCTTTTGAGGATTGGTAAAAATTTAATCCACGTAAATCACCAACCCACGCAAATGGGACAAAGGTGTCTTTTTTAATTTGTTTTCCGTGAATTGGGTGTTCGATTATTTTCCAAACACAATCTTTGACATAATCGTATTCAACACCGATTATATATTTTTCATCATCATTTCCCTGTAGGAAATTTTCAATTTCTTCATTAGATATCATAAATTAAACTTTTGGTGTATTAGCTTCCGCAGTTATAGGTCGGAGTTTACCTTATATAAGTTAAGTTTAATTTAATAAAATATAAAAGTCAAATTAAGCATTAACTAAGGTATATTGAGTACCCTGTGATGTTATATCTTGGTTTAAAATATATCCTTGACTTCCATTGAATACTATTGAGGTCTCAGTGGATAATGTGACTTGTCCATTATTAGTTAACTGATTATTTGTTTTGAATATTACAGGATATGTTTGTGTCAAATCAAAGATGAAAATACCAAAACCGTTACCAACAGAAGCATTTCCGACGTAGTTAATCCTTACCCACATTTCATCTCCAGCTTGACCGTTAGTGTTTAAATCCTGTCCAAGAATTGTAAAACTTGTTACACCATAAAGAGTGGGGTTAGTAATTAAGGTAAGGTTTGCAATACCTGTAACGGCATTTACCTGATAAACTACTAATTGTGTTGCTATCCCTGAAATAGTAAAATAAAGATATTCGACTCCATTAATAACCCTCAAAATTGGGACATGATTAAGCAATGTTTTGAAAAGATTACTACCTGGTCTATTAACATACCCGCCATTCGCTGTTGTAGGCCTTTGAGCCGCGCTTGTATAATCCCAACTACACGCATTAAAATAACCATATCCACCGATAGTAGAAGGGATACAATATATTCTATCAGAAATTAAACTTCTTAAAGTAATAGCCGAGCCAATCATAGTCCAAGAATATAGAGTATTTGTATTAACATTTCTGGCATAAAAAGTAGTATTTTGTATGTTACCGTAAAAAATGTATGTTGCCGTTGGGCAGTTGTAAATTACTGCACTTATTGGATTTGGATTATTGGACCCTGAAGACCATGTCCAATTAAGTCCTAACGATAGGGAAGTTATATTTGATGGAAAAGAAGTCATATCTACAGTATAACCAAAACCTTGTATGTTATTAACTAATGTCATAACATTATTTTGAATGCTTATACCTCCATTGTAGAATGACCCATAACTGGCGAATGTAAATGGTGATTTATTGGGTATTGGCAAATCATAAACTACCTGATTAGTTAATAAGCTTACAAACCTCAAGACATAAGATTGTGTACCTGTTGAATTATTACTTACTGAAACCATCGAAATTAAAAATCCTTGGTATTGTATCTGAGCAATTGGACTATTTGTTGCAATAATTGAGTATGTTGACGGGTTCGCAACACCAATTCTTGATGTTTGACCTTCAAAATAACCATATGGAATTGTCGGTGAAGGTGTTATCGTCGGTGTTATAGTTTTTGTTGGTGTAATTGAAGGTGTTTGAGTTATTGTAGGTGTTGCGGTTCTTGAAGGAACTGGAGGGAAACAAAATGAGTATGATTCTCCTTGAGTGATTACAAAGTTTCCAAATACTGAGGTAACCTCTACATCTAATCTTGCCATGTATTGTTCAGGAGCATTAACATTAACATTTGTAACTACAACTGAAATAAACCCATCCCTTCCTGCGGATGCTTCCATTATTGTGATAGTTGTACCCACTGGGATACGTTGGAATGAATCAGTGACTCCAAAACCAAGTACAATACTGCCTGATTCACCAACAGTTGGTGGTGGGAATGAACCGGCGTCAAACCCTGTACTATCTTTTGTAAAATTAAAGTCAGGTGATAAGTTTACACCACTACACAAACCAGTAATTGTTGGAGTTGGTGTGGTTGTTAGGGTTGGAGTAACAGTTGGTGTTACGGTTGAAGTTGGTGTAATTGTTGGAGTTACAGTTGAAGTTGGAGTTACAGTTGAAGTCACGGTCGAAGTTGGAGAAACAGTTGGTGTTATTGTACTTGTTGGTGATTGAGTTTGTGTTGGTGTTACCGTATTTGTTGGTGATTGAGTTTGTGTCGGAGTAACTGTACTTGTCGGAGTAACTGTACTTGTTGGTGTAACTGTTGATGTAGGTGTCTGTGTGGCCGTTGGGGTGATTGTGGAGGTTGGTGTAACTGTTGAAGTTACAGTTGAAGTTGGAGAAACAGTTGGAGAAACAGTTGAAGTTGGAGAAACAGTTGGTGTTACTGTACTTGTTGATGTTTGAGTTTGTGTTGGACTAACAGTTGGAGTAACGGTCGAAGTTGGGGTTTGAGTTGGGGTTTGAGTTGGGGTTTGAGTTGGTGTGTCAGTCACTGTTGCGGTAGGAGTTTGACTGACAGTTATTAATGAACATATTGCAAAAAATTCTCCACCTATACTTCCTCCTTCAGGACTTATTGAACCCTCACCCTGAAATGAATATATTGTTAACCCATCAAGATTTATGATTTGTTTATCCGTAACAAAAAATGATGCTGTTGTAACAAAGTCTGCGAATTGTAAAGTAATTGTAGAGTATCCTATAACGACTGAATCATAAAATGATTGGTCACCTCCATTATTAATGTCAAACCTTTCATATGGAGGACCACCATTAAAAAACCCATAATTTACTTGTGTTGGTTCACCATATGTCAATCTAAAAGTACTACAAAGTGGTGTTAAAGTGGCGGTTGGTGTTACTGTCGATGTTACCGTGGCAGTTGGTGTAACTGTGGATGTTGGCGTTTCAGTTGATGTAACCGTACTTGTAGGGGTAACAGTTGAAGTTACAGTTGATGTTGGGGTTTCAGTTGGGGTGACTGTCATTGTTGGGGTTTCACTTGAATTTGGTGTTTGTGTTGTCGTAGGGGTGTTTGTCGGGCTTTCTGTAATACTTGGTGTTACTGTTGGAGTTGGAGTACTTGTCGGTGTCTCGGTAGAGGTTGGGGTAATCGTACTTGTTGGAGTTACAGTACTTGTTGGAGTTACAGTACTAGTAGGAGTAACTGTCGATGTTGGAGTTTCTGTCTGAGTAGCAGTTGGTGTGACTGTAGAGGTTGGAGTAGGTGTGGCAGTTGATGTAATCGTGGGGGTCGGAGTTAACGATTCGTCAGGAGTTTCAGGTGGCGTCTCAGTCACTGTTGGAGTCAATGTTGATGTCGGAGTTTCTGTCGGTGTTAATGTTGATGTCGGAGTTAAAGTAATTGATGGACTAACCGATTGAGTTGGAGTAACCGTTTGTGAATTTGTCGGAGAAACTGTAAGAGAGGGTGTTTGTGTCGGTGTTTCAGTTGGGGTTGGAGTAACTGTATTAGTTGGGGTAGATGAAGCCTCTGGACTTTCATCAGGAGTTCGAGTAATAGTTGGGGTAATTGAAGTAGTCGGTGTGTTAGTCGGAGTTGGAGTGGTAGTTGGGGTTTCAGTTTGACTTGGAGTTTGACTCGGAGTCTGAGTTTGAGTGGGCGTTTGGGTTGGAGTTTCAGTAGGTGTGGGCGTTTGGGTTAATGAAGCGGTGACGGAGGCTTCTGGAGTTTCAGACACTTGAGGTGTATTCGTTATTGATGAAGTAATTGTAGGTGTGGTGGTCGTGGTAGGAGTTTGAGTACTTGTTGGGGTAATTGTTGGTGTTTCAGTTTGACTTGGAGTATTTGTAGGCGTTTCAGTTGGTGTGGGTGTTTGGGTATTAGTTGCAGTAGAAGAAGGGTTTGGAGTTTCTGATTGGGTAACTGTATGTGATGGCGTATTAGTTATTGTTGGGGTATTAGTGGGTGATGGAGTATTTGTGGGAGTTTCAGTTTGAGTAGGTGTATTTGTGGGAGTTTCAGTTTGAGTAGGTGTATTAGTCGGAGTTTCAGTAGGTGTTGGAGTTTGTGTTAATGATGCCGTTATAGATGGTTCAGGTGTTTCGGACGCCTGAGGTGTATTTGTTATTGATGAAGTGACAGTTGATGTAACACTTTGTGTAGGTGTTACGGTTGCCGTTGGTGTGGCAGTTGGTGTTTCAGTTTGAGTAGGTGTATTAGTCGGAGTTTCTGTTGGTGTCGGAGTCTGTGTGTTTGTTGCGGTTACAGAGGGGTCTGGAGTTTCTGATTGAGTAACTGTATGTGATGGTGTATTAGTTATTGTTGGCGTTATAGTTGGGGTTGGTGTGCTTGTGGGTGTTTCAGTTTGACTTGGAGTATTTGTAGGCGTTTCAGTTGGTGTTGGGGTATTTGTAGGTGTCTGTGTTGATGTAGGTGTCTGTGTGTTTGTTGCGGTGAAGGATGGCTCTGGTGTTTCAGAAGCTTCAGGTGTTTTAGTTACCGATAAACTAATTGTTGGAGTCTTAGTTATTGTTGGTGTATTAGTTTGAGTCGGTGTTTGAGTCGGTGTCTCGGTTTGACTGGGTGTATTTGTTGGAGTTTCTGTTGGGGTCGGAGTCTGTGTATTTGTTGCAGTTACAGAAGGGTCCGGAGTTTCTGATGGGTTAGGGGTTAACGTTGACGTTTTTGTTATAGTTGGAGTATTTGTTTGAGTTGGTGTTTGAGTTGGTGTTTGGGAATTTGTTGGACTATGAGTGGGTGTATATGTTACGGACGGAGTAGGCGATTTTGTGGCGGTAGGGGTTCGAGTTGTAGTTTTTGTTGGAGTATTAGTTGGGGTTTCTGATGGAGTTAGTGATATTGTTGGGGTGTTTGTTGGACTTAAACTTATAGTTGGGGTGTTTGTTGGGGTAACAGTCGGGGTTGGGGTTTGACTTCTTGGAGGGACCGAAACCTCATCGACACAACAAGGCTGTTCTGTGGTCGAACCTGTCGTGGGTCCATACCCATCTAAAGAGAAAGATTCGGTAAAAGTAACCAAATTTTTATCGTTCAAATCTAATTTTACATTACCTTGACTTGATGTTATTTCAAATACTAATTCATAAGACCCAATTACAGAAGTTTGATTTTTAGAAAATTGATATTCAATTATATAGATTAATTCTGATGAGTTAAGGGGGTTGGTCTGAGAAACAATACTACAAGTTAGATTTGAAAGGTAAATCAAACCATTGTCGACATTAATTAAACTCAGTTTTACAACATCAGTTGTTGACAAATTCTGTAATAAGTTGTAGCTACTGCGGCCGTCTTTAACTACCTCTATTTGTATTTTAGATAATGTTGAATTTTGACTTATTATAAACTCCATCAGTTAGTTACGTTAATATATAATTTTTCCCTATGTGGTAAAATATAATCACCATCGTCAGTAATTAAAGTAAATTCCGCTTCAAATTTTCCTATTTGACGAGTGTCAAATGGAGAAAACTTATAATATATGTAATACTCCAATTTAGAATTTGGCTCAACAAACACTTTTTCCACAAATCCTCCCTTTTTATTAAGTATCACTTGCCTACCATCCAAAGTATCTTTCATAGAAAAATAAATCAATGAATTCTCAATAATTTCAGAAAAGTTATCTAACGAAGACTCACCGTCTTTAACAATCTGCATTTTCAAAAGTGGAAGCGTAGCGTTTTTTTTAATAAAAAATTCCATATTAAATAAATACGCCAAAAAGTATTATCAACTTTCTTTTCTTAGACTTCTATCATAATGCTCATATCTATTGTGTTCAGTTGGTGTGAGTAAAAGTATTCCGGGGTTTAAGTTACCTTTTTTGGTTTCTTGGAACATGTGACTCATCCAAGTTTGTTCATATGGATGTGTCCACTTAGTTTCTAAAAACATTTTTTTATTTCCATTCCTTGAAACTATTTGAGGCCAATTACAATAAAAAATTTCTCCGTTTGCGTATGGTACTCCTTGGTAGGATTTAATACTGTTAAATTTTGTTTTTGGGGCGTTTGGGTCTAATCCGTGTTCAGGTAATAATTCTTTACCTACAAAATATTCCTCTCTTACCGCCTGTGGTACATTATACCACGACCACTGTACTGAGTTATCGCCAAAAAACTCTGAAAAATTTAATTTCAGAAAATCAAAATTTTCTATTTCAGCAATTTTAATACTTTTTTCATAAAGATTTTCTACATATCTATTAAATCCATTTCTACAAACCTCACCTTTATTTGGATAAAAAAACATATCATCCTCAAAGAAAAAATAAGCGTCCAATTTTGTCTTTTCAAAATGCTCAGCAACGAATTGTCTACCACCACAAATTCCCAAATTTTCTTTAGGCCATATTAATTCGAAATCATGTAAATTACATATTCTTTTATATTCTTCATCAGTAGACCTATCGGTAGAATTATTTAATAAATATTTTTTTGGTTTGTTTAAAAAATCAACATCATAGTCAATAAAGGATTTAATGAGAGTATTAAATTGACTTGGACTATTAAATCCTATAACATATAATCCCACATTTGACAAATTTTGAAAAGAAATCTTAGGGGTTATTTTTTTCTGCGTCTCAGTTCCGTTTTTCAAATCTTCAAAAAATTTACCAATTAATCCGTTTTCATCTATTTCATAATAAGATATTAAATTCGGATACTTGTAAGTCATAATTGAAAATAGGGACTCCTCGGTTCCCATGTAACCTCTGTCCAAAGTCTCATTCAAAAGACCATAATAAATTGAATTTAATTCTTTTATGTTTTGTTTTTTCCCTCCAAAAAACCCCCCTCTTGCAACCAATTTAATATCATTGTCATCTGCCCATTCGTTTATTTTTGGATATGAAAAACCGTGAATTTCTTTATCCGCATTATATGGAAAACAAATAAAAATAAAATCAGAAACTTTTTCACTTAATTTTGTTAAAACTTTGTCGTGAGTAAAATATCCTTGGTGAACGGTATTTGTTATTCCAGCGTCAATCCAAAATAAATGTTCAGAGTTAAATTTATCTAAGATACAAGCGTCATTAAGTAAAAACATTTTAGACATAACCAAAGGGTTATACATTTCCAATTTGGCTTGCGTTGAGTCTTTTAACCAAGATGATTGATTATACCAATCTTGATTTGACCTTATTTTTTGAATTTTATCAAAATATTGATTTTCCTTAAACCATGACAGTTCCCGATATATAAATTGTGTATTTTCTTCATTTCTTATAGAAAAAACAATATTTTTCAATTCGTCATCACCAAAGATTATGAGGTTACAATCAATATGGAGTAATTGATTTAGTTTTTCAATATAATGGTCAAAACTTCTTGACCACCCCTCTGATAAATTGTTTCTACCAATATTCCAAAGTCCTGTCACAATTGTTGGTTTAACAGAATACTTTTCTGTAGTTTGGTAACTACTATGTGTTTTGATTTTTAAAGAAGTTGTTTCAGATAATTCCTCATAAAATTCCTGTGGTAATCCAACAATATCCTGTCCACTTATTTCATATTTATAATTTAGTTGATTGAATTTATTCAATATTAGGTCTTGTTCCTCAGTAGTTAAATTTATCCATTCTAACCTAACAACTTTTGGTCTAAATTCTTCAAAATCAATCTGTTTAAATATTATGTAGTCGTGTCCTTCAGCATCAATTTTAATTATGTCTATATTTTCAATTCTATGAGTCCTTATTAACTTATCAAAAGTGATACATTTAACTGTGACTTTTTTACCATATTTTTCCACAGTTGGTCTATCAAATTCACTCCCTAACCCGTTTTTGGGAGGGTATACTGCACTCATACCGTAAAAACAACTGTGTACCAAACCATTGTCAATAACATCACGGTCAATAGTAACCATTTCAATTTCACCATTATAATCTGAAATCGCACTATTTTCAAAAACATTACCATTACTTGTAATATTTTTTTTTAGTTTTTCAAAAAGATATGGGATTGGCTCTACATATATACCTTTAAAATTGTATGTATTGGTGTATCCAATTAACTCATCGAACATCACCCCATCCATCGCCCCTATATTCATTATATAAGTTTTGGGGTTTGTCCTACCTAAATAGTGAACCGCTTTATCAAAAAAATTATCCATAATTTATTTAAAGATTTCAAAATCATCTAAAAACGATGATATTATTTTTATTTGGTTTTCAGGTCGGCAGTTCCTATCATACCATCCTTTAGCCTCATTAATTATATAATCATATTGACCAGAAGTAACTATTTCGTTAATTGATGACTCCAATTTTTGGATAATGTAGTTTGATTGGCTTGAATCATATATTTTGGATTTTATGTCGTTATCCAATAAATCAACGTAATGTTTGTTAACTTCTATAGGTTCATAAGTCATAACGTCCAAATACTCTCTAATCAATAAGAGACCGAGTCCAAAAGATTCTAAGTCTCTGTAGCAAATTTTAGCAACCCCATCTAAGTTCATTCCAAATTTATGTTTTGACATTTCTTCATAGTAACTTTCTTTTGTCATCCAATCTCCCTTGTCTTTTTTCTTAACATTAAATTTTTCACTAACTTTTAATACATCGACAAACTTTTCTCTTAATCCGTGACAAAGAGCATTAAAGTAAACTTTATCAAAAATTTTTTCGTTTGTTTTATTTTTTTCAATTAAGTTGTAGTCACTCATGTTTTCTAACATGTATACTGATGGTTGTATTTTAGCGGAACCCTTATAATTATCAATTATTGATTGGTCTAACCTTGAGACACAAGAAAATTTGACCACATCAAAATTTTCGATTCCACTACCTTCAGATAGTATAGCTGGAGCATAATCATGCCAACTATGGATAAAAGTTTTTCCGTTTGATTCATTAAATAATAGAAAATTAAAAGGGCTAAAAATTGACGGAAGACCGTTATTGTAATCATTTTTTATATTGTATTTATTTGATAAATCATTCAAATGTTTTATTTCAATAGTAATCCCTGTATTTTCTTGTAAAGACTCAACAAAATTTTTATAAAATTCTCCAGCATACCAATCAGTATACAGAAGGTTATAAGCGGCAATTAAATTCATTTAATTATTTCTAAATTGTTATTTATATTTATTAGTTTTTGACTTGGGTTGTTAGATTTTGAATAGTATAAGAAAGTTGTAGTCCATGAAATTGAAGAAAAATAAAAATATATAGTTCCAAAATTTGATAAAATGACCATTTCCGCTAAATTATCATAAAGACGCTCTAATAAAACTTCTCTACTAAAATTTTTATTATAAAAATAATAACAATGGTCATTTGGTAATTCATTCAAATTTTTGTATTTGTAAATTACCACATTTTCTAATTCTGAAAGTTTATCGACCGCATATTGGTTGTGTGATGTTATATAGAATTTTTTATTTACGGTTTTTAATTTTTCATATAAATTATCACAATAAATTTTAAATTCTTCAGCCGGATTCAAAGCATAATCATTATATCTTATTTGAATCGCTTCAGATATGTAAGAATTATTTTCTAAAAAATTTTTTACTTTATTATATATTTTAGGATTCAGTTTAGGTAATGTGATTGGTAAGTTTTCATTCCTTAATAAAGTTTCCATGTTAAACACATATTTGGGATAAACTTCAGAGGGTATTTCGTCAAAAAAAACATCCCACCAATGAGCTCCGGGTTTATCAGGACCGTACTGTGTTGAGTGGTATATATATCCTTCATAATTTTTATCACCAATTGAATGTTGCATATTAGTAATCTTATCAAAAACACTAAACGATTCCTCATCAAAAATTTCTTGAAGCTCAACATAATCAATGTATTTGTTACTACCTTGATTTCCGTTTGATGCAAAAATTAATTCACATTCGTATCCCAAATTTTTGTAATGATTTGTAAAATTCAAAACCTCGACCGCTCCGCAATATAAATTACCTAGCCCATTATTGAAAGTAAGTTGTATTAATAATTTCATATTTAATAAAATATATGGTTAAATGGTTTAAAATAATTGTCTTCGGGGAAAACCATACCTACAAAAAAATTAAATTTATTTTCAGTTTCTATTATTGGAAAAGTTCCAAAATGTTTTGAACAATGCACAATATATGAATCTGCAAATTTTGGCTCAATGACTTGTCTGACAAAATTTTGGTCGGACCCATATCCATCACCTCCTTCCCATTTTTTTATCAAATTTTTTATTTTTATTCTGTTATTTTTTTTAATTCCCCACATTCCTCCCATAATTTTATCATGATTTACCTCATCCCTGATAGAGTGTAATAATTTGTCAGATTCTAAAAAAATATCGACACATTTTTTTTCTCTCCATGATAATCTAGAATCGGCATCCCTTGAAATCATAACCTCAACATCCGGTTCGTCTATTGGTAAAAACCTCCACATCATAGAAGATTTGTTTGGTTTTTCTATTTTTCTGAATAACTCTACATTTTCATGTTTTTTCAATTCGTCAATAAAATATTTATCAACACTGTCACCATAATATACCCTACAAATCCATCCAGGATATATTATTTTAGCAAGTTCAACATTACACAACATACCGACAGTGTATTTTCTGTCCCATCCATACAGTGAAAAACTTATAATTTTTTTCATTTTTTTATTTTACAACACCAAACTACTTTATTAAAATCTTCTGACATAAAATCAAATAAATTATTTTTTTCACAACTTTCTGAAATGTCAGAGTTTTGAATTTCATGCCAATACCAAATTTTATTATGGATATTTTCTTTATAATCCTTTTCATCAAAAGCATAATCATGAGCCATAATTATGTCGCCAGTTTTAAGATATCCACTCAAAGTTTTGAATTCTTCCTTTTTATTTCCCCCGTCACATAAAACGATTGTTCTTCCCTTTTGTTGTATCATGGTTTTTACCGCCTCCTCATCTATCAGGGTATAATCGTCCTTAAAAATGTTCTCATGTCTGAAAATGATATTCAAATTTTTTTCTTTAATTTTACTTACTAAATGACCAGGTTCATAAATGTCGTAGGTTATTAAATCAGTAGATTGGGAACCGTTATAATCTAATAAATCCCTAATCATTAAGGTCAATCCTCCAGCGGCGGTACCAATTTCAATTATTTGAGCCGGTCTCGTATCCTTGATTAATTTGTCAAAAGCAAATACTACTTTGTTATTTTGTTGTATTGATATTCCATCATACACAACCATAGGAATGTTATGGTCTTTGAAAAATTCCTCATTGTCACAAGTACCATTGTTACACGTTAATTTTGATAAAATCTGTTCCATTTATTTATTTATTTATAATGTTCCTGTTAATCTTTCACCCCATCCTTTTGATGCTGAATGTGGCCAAACTACCCAATACTTTGGTTTTTTTGTTGTTTGGAATTCTCTCCACACTTTACAATAACCGTCAGGGTCATTTTTCATTCTTTGTATTTCACTTGGGTCGGCATCTTTTCTGTAAATTGTTTCGTCGTTTTCGTCGTGGAACGCTACCGCCCAAAAATCATAATCATTTTCAGGTACTTGTGTATATCCTACGTCAATACAATGTTTGAATATTGATGCAAATGAATCCATCCATTCCTCTTCAGATGAATAATTATATGTGTTCGGTGGGTATTTTTTATCTATTGTTTCTTGTTGAACAGCTCTTTTAGAAAAAAGTAAACCTGAATATCGTTCATAGTCCCTCAAAGTCCGTTCAGTTCCAAATCCATAAATCCCATGTTCCATTGGAGGTTCGTTGTCCATACCAAATAGGGCTCTATTTTTTTTATGACAAAATGAATTCCTTTCTCCCCATTTTTTGTCGTCATCCCATTGTTTAGTTCGACCTTTTCTTGTGTATTCATGCCAAATTAAAACTTTATGGGGGTGAAATAAATCATACCCATGAGTATATGCTCTAGCGGCAATTGAAATTTCTTCTCCGTGAAAATAATAGTCAGGGTCGTGTTGTACCTCCTTAGCAAATTCACCCAAAGTGAAACAAAAATGAGCTGAGTAAAATCTAGAAGGTACTGGCTCTGTCAAATCTTTCCAACCAGGTATTGTTTCAGGAAGAAAGAAAACCGCACCTTCAGGAATAAATCTATCAAATGTCATTCTCCATGGGTCTTGAACTCTACCCTGTGGGTCATTCTCAGGATTAAAAGATGAAACATAACCTGTAAGAAGGGGTTTTTTGTGTCCCTTTTTTTGGAGTTGTCTAACCATCTTTATCATTTCTTCATCCCAATTTTCAGCAAACCTCATGTGGGAATCAATTTGTAATGTATATTTTTCTTTTTTGTAAAGTTGTTGGATTTGATTCCTTGCCCAACAAGCTCCTTTTGATTCTAAATATGGAATATCTAAAACTCTAAATCTTTCATCACCATTATATTCTGACAAATCATCAAATTTGTCATCTGGGTGAAATTGTCTAGCTATTGCAAAAACTAAATTTTGAGGTTTTTTTGCATTTTCTATTGCCGATTTAATTGTTTTAATTAATTCAGGGTCTCGATATGAGGCAATTTGAATAAAAATTTTCATATTTTTTTATTCAAAAAGTATGGATAATGAATTAGAAATTAAATAGTAAAATTAATTATTTATACAAGATTCATTACTTGCAAATGGTCCTGATATCACAGTTATTTGACCAATCATTGTTGATACGTTAGATTCTACTACTCTTGCACATCCATTGAATGCGTTAGATGATGAAAGCCCATATACTTCGGGACTAACAAAATCTGCCGAGTATGTAGTCGTTACCTTAAATGTTGAAACGCTCTGAATACCACTTTGATAAACAGTGGATGGGGTATTTGAAAACGTTGCTTCCAAATATAACCAATAATTATCCGCATCATCTGTAAATGCAAATGCGACGTAATCGTCACCATTAATAACCTCAGAAGACATGTTACCAAAAAGATATTCAAAATAATTAAGTGGGTCATTATTTTTAACATACGTTCTAATGTAATTTCTCATTTGAGAAACAGTTGTTCCTGCATTTATTGTAATTGTTAATGATATTGGTGTTGCTGGAGTATTTCTATATCCCGAAATTGTTAGTGAACAATTTTGAGTGAAGGTGTCTCCCATAAAAAAGCTTCTATTAACTTCAAAATTATTGAACCTTGCAACATTTGAAGGTATTATGGGTTGGAATCTTGGATTTTTAATTGTATTCTGACTTGAAGTAGGTGTGGGAGTTCTCGTTGGGTCGGGTGTATCACTAGGGGTTGTACTTCTTGTGGGGGTTACTTGATTTGAGGATGTTACAGTACTTGTTGGTGTACTTGTTGGTGTTTTTGTTAAAGTTGGTGTTGGTGTGTTTGACGGCTCAAGAGTATTACTAGGAGTTACACTTCTTGTTGGAGTTGCCGGATTTGTCGATGTTACGGTATTACTAAGGCTAACAGTTGGGGTTTTAGTCATAGTTGGCGTCGTAGTGTTACTTGGGTTTGGGGTTTGTGTGGGTGTCCTTGTTGGGGTTTTGGTCGGAGTTTCACTTGAAGTGGTGGTAATTGTAGGAGTATTACTAGGTGTTTCTGTACTTGTTATTGTTGGGGTATTTGAAGGTTCAATTTCTTGATTTGTTGGGGTATTGCTTGGTGTTGGTGTTATTGTTGGGGTATTGGTAGGTGTAACAGTTGATGTTGGAGTTTCTGTTGATGTTGCACTTTGGGTTGGTGTTGGAGTATTTGAAGGGTCAGGTGTTCCACTATTGTTAGGGGTTGTAGTAATTGTTGGTGTAATAGTAGATGTTGGTGTTTCTGTAATAGTGGATGTTGGTGTTTGTGTTGGTGTTGCGGTATTAGATAGAGTTATGGAAACCGATGGAGTGTTCGAAGGTGTTACGGTTACAGACGGTGTTGGAGTGTTTGAAGGGTTTGGGGTTTGGGTTTGACTTGAGCTCAAAGTTATTGTATTAGTATTTGTTGGGCTCACACTTATTGAATTTGTAATTGTTTGAGTCGGGCTTATTGTTGGTGTAGGTGTTAATGTTGGAGTATTTGTAGGTGTTTCAGTAGGGGTTGGTGTTTGAGTTTGTGTTGCGGTATTTGATTGTTCTGGAGTATTTGTTGTTGTTTTAGTCGGAGTGTGTGAAGAGGTAATTGATGGGGTGACAGTATTTGATACCGTAATGGTTTGAGTATTTGTAATTGAAGGTGTGTTTGATAGACTTGTAGTATTACTCGGTGTTTGAGTATTCGTTGTAGTCACAGTTGGTGTCTGTGTATTTGACAACGCTGGAGTTTCAGTTGTTGTTTGTGTTGGTGTATTTGTTGGAGTTTCTGTCGGGGTTACAGAATTTGACAGAGTGTTTGTGACTGTTGAGGTGTTTGTATTAGTTGGTGTAGATGTCGGATTAATAGAAGGTGTTTGTGTGTTTGTAGATGTTATAGTTGGTGTTGGGGTATTTGAAACCTCGGCAGTTTCACTCAAAGTTGGGGTATTTGTAATTGAACTAGTTACAGTTGGGGTATTTGTAATTGTATTAGTTACAGTTGGTGTAGTTGTATTTGTTGGGGTTGGGGTTATTGTAGATAAGTTTGATACTGATAAAGTTGGTGTTGGTGTATTAGTTGGTGTTGGTGTATTTGAAGGGTCGTTGGTTTCACTTGGTGTTTGTGTAGTTGTAGGTGTTTTTGTAACTGTGGATGTAACTGTTGGGGTTACTGTTGGTGTTGTAGTAATAGTTGGCGTTGTAGTGATAGTTGGCGTTAAACTAACCGTTGGAGTTGCAGTTGATGTTTGTGTATTAGTTGGTGTTTGTGTATTAGTTGGAGTGTTTGATGGTTCAGGTGTTTCTGAAATTGATGGTGTTAAAGTGTTTGATGGTGAAATAGTTATGGTTTGAGTGGTAGTTGGTGTCTGTGTTTTGGTTGGAGTAATAGTTGGTGTGGGTGTAGTCGTAGATGTTGGAGTCAAAGAATTTGAAATTGTGATTGTTGGAGTTAAGCTTAGTGTTGGTGTGGGTGTATTAGTTGGGGTTGGGGTTGGTGATTCACAAGAAAAGCTAACAATAAAAGTTTGGTCAAATGCCGAAAAATAAAACGAAAATATACCACTATTACATTCATTATATGTATATGTGTAAGGAAAATTTAAACCGCTTCCTATCTGCGTATTTACTGAAGTTGAATTATTTAAAAAGAATAAATCAAAGTAATAAGATTGAAAATTTTCAGAATTAAATATTATATTAGGCATAAGTTATATCATTAATTAATCCTGAACAATCAGGGCACCTTGTGTCAAAAAGTGAAAATTTATTTTTCAATATGTTAAAATTATGTACTATTTCTGCATAAGTTAATGGTTCAGTATACATTCTAAACTGTGATATTGCACCGTCAAATGTACCGGCAAATGTTGGTTCAAGTAGTACGTTTGTAGTCAGAGCTGATAATGAAGTACCTGATAAAACTTGATTTGGCATACATTCAGGGTCTTGTTGATATGTTAGTCCTGATAACGATGTAGGACAACCTGATAACGTTAAACTTTCCCTGAGCCCCTGAGTTCCCCCACCCCAACTTATATTAAATGGTACCCCTAATTGTTTTTCTTTTTCAGTATTTAACCCTCTTGGTATAATTTCCTCAAATCCATTTATTACAAAAAATAATCTACCATTAATATAAATTTTTAATGTTCCTAACCTATGATTAGTTTGAGACAACCATTTTTCATTCAATTCAATTACTTCAATTTGTTCGGCAACTGTACCTCCTTCATGTGTAAATGGAGGTTCAATTAAAGACACGGTATCATTTGATAATGAATTTACGTAATAATCTTTTGAAATTAACCCTAATCCTCCTCTATAATATAAATCACACTCATCAAAATATGTGTTTCTTTCCCAAACACAATCAATTAAAAACCAATGTTCATCACTCAAATAAGCAGGATTTACAGTTTGACAATAACTATTGATTGTATTTGTTGAGCAATATTCAGTAATTGTATACCCTGTCGTGTATGTTATACCTGTTGTAGGACAAGAGCCGGTTGTCTGACAACCTCCAGTAAATTTTAAAACTTTAACACAAACTTTGGGGTTTGATGGACTACCAGATAACCTAAGTGACATTGAATTTGATATGGTGTCTAATAATGGATTTTTATCGTTATTTGGTACGTTTGTTGTTTCGGCACAACCACAGTCGCAGGACGTATCGTGTTGCTCTGTATAAACTAATGGTTCATATACTTCCACGCATCTTGAGTTTGTAACCCCTGTATTTGAACAAGCACATGTTTTAAAACAATTTGTTAATCCTGAAGTAACTCTTGTGTAACCTGAATCAGTTAATGGATTACCGTCGGCATGATGGTAAAATTTATTTTCAGCTCTTGAGCCAAAATAAAAAAATGTATTTTTATTTTGTGGGTATATTTCGTTTAATGTTGTTTGATTTGGTAAAGGATAAAATTCATCTTCTAATCTTGGCTTAAGTATCATTTCACAAGTCCATCCTTTATTTGTCCTATTTGGAAAAACCTCATAGTCGTACCCAAACAATTTAAAAAACCCTTGATGAAATCCACCGTATAGTTGATTGTAAACACCTACTGTTGAACCGGTTTTGGTCACAATATTGTATAATGATTGTTTTGTGTTACCTGAAAACCTGTTTGTTGGATTTGTGTTACCAGTTATTGGAATCAATTTTAATCTTCTGTCATAATAAAAACGGTTCCATTTAGACGTTCCTGTAAATAGTCCCATTGTAAAAAACAAGGTTTCTCCAGATATTCGGGTAGTTAATCCGTTATCAATACCTGTTAACCCTATGTCACATAATGTAGTCGATGTATAACAAGACAAATCATCATTATTTGGATTATAATAATTTAAAGAAACTAAAGTATTTCCAGTATTATAATCACCATAATTTAATGTGAATAGTTGGGAACTACCTGAATTATTTAAATCAAAGTGAATTGGTAACCTATTACCATCATTAATACCAATAATTTGATTAGAAAAAACAACTTCTTCGTTATAATCTTTTTCATCCGATGCTAAGGAAATATCAAAAATGGGTTTATGTTGGGTAATAAACCATCTTTTATAGTTATATTGATTAATATTCTGTTGAGACATTTATTGATAAATATAACTTTTCAAAGTATTTATAAAATAAAACTCAATGGAATTTAGAAAAGAATATTTTTTTAAACCTTATTACTTTTATCTTACTGAAAGTAATGAGGAAATTTCTTTGTATTTTTCATATTCAGATACATTAACTGAGTCACGCAAAAAAGATGAAATGTTAAAATTTAATAAAAAAAATAAATCTGAGGTTGAAAAAGAAATAAAAAAAATTGTAAAAAACAAAAAAGAAAAATCGACAAAAGAAATTAAAGATACTTTACAAAAAAAGAAAAGTGAGTTAGATGAATTAGTCGACTCTAACGGAAGCTTTAAAGATTCAAGTATTCCTATACTCAATCCAAAACTATCACCAAAAGGTACTACCGACCAAGAAGTAGTTCAAAATATGCAGCCAGGTAATCCGCTATGGAGAGGATACAGAGTTTATTGGGGTGAGGGTGAAGAAAAAGATGGTGAGGTTGTTTCCGAAATAGATTTGTCGGGTTCATTTGGTCGTGAAGAAACTGAAGACTTAAATGGTCCTGAGACTTTTGATACATATGTTAAAGATTTAGGTATGTCTGTGGACGACGCTAAAGAAAGGACAAGACAGCAAGGAAAAATTCCTGATAAAAAGGAACACAAAAAAAAATTAAGCAGAGTTCCTAAAGAAATTAAAGATGACCCGAACTATGTGGATACAATTACTTTGGTTGAAAAAAGAAAAACTAAAGCTCTACAGATGGTTGAGGATATTTTATTAAAGGATAAAGAAACCGAAAAGGGGATTGGGAAGAAAAACCATACGGTAAATTCCTTGATAATAAAAAATTTAGAGTCTTTAAAGAAATTGGCAAAAAAAGAAGGAATATCAATAAACGATTTGATTAAGATACTAAAGAAATGAACCAAGAATTATACGGTCAAATTTATGAAATACCTGATAATATCTTATCAAATCTTGAAAAATATTCTGGAAATGAAAGAATAAAAAATTTGATAAACTCAAAACAAATTTCATATTCAAATTTGAAAAAATTCAAACACGATATGGAAAATGGTGAAAAAGAATCTTTAGGTGGAGAGTTTTTTGAAAATTGGATTAAAAATACTTTATCAACAAAAAGAGACAACTCCGAGACATCAAAAAGGGTTAAACAAAAATCTGGTCAGTCAAATGCTTTTATTTCATCACATGAAAAAAGAGAAAAAAATAGTATTCGACCTTCCGAAAGACATAGAAAGGCTTCCGAAAGACATTCAACATCTTTAGATAATAATTTTTTGAAATTAGAATCTAAGGTGATTGAAGAATTAAAAATAATAAACGAAATAATGAAAAAATTAATTTAAACTTATGGCAACGTATATTCCATTAGAAATCAGTCAGCCTCAAAACGCAATGACACAAATTGCTGAGCAAAAACGTAAAGAATTAATCACTAAAAATGATTATGCTCTTAGTAAAAATGAATACACCCAAACTAACGAAGACGCTTTGTCCGATGGTGATGAGATGGGTCGCGGTACGGGTAACTATTTGGATACTCTTAATGGTGGAACATCTATCGATATTCTAAACAGAGTAGATGAAATTACAAGAAACAAATACGGTCCACAAAAACCATATAACACAAATCCACAATAATTTAAAATGAAACTTTACAACATTCTAAAAAAAGTTATTATAGAAGCAAGCTTAGACCAAGTCACAAATTCTATTAAGAATAAGAATGTTGTTACTTTATATTATTATGGTAACGAAGATGGGGGGCAAGGTTTAAGAGTTGTTGAGCCGTATTGTGTTGGAACTTCAAAAAAAGGAAATAAAGTTTTAAGAGCATACGACCTAGAAGGAGCTTCACATACGGCCAAAACAGGTGAGCAACCATTGCCCGGTTGGAGATTGTTCAGATTGGATAGGATTGGTAACTACTCTCCTGACCCAAGACAAACATTCACAAGGCCAAGGGAATTATATAACCCTAACGATAAGGGTATGGTAGGAATGAAAACCTGTGCAGAGTTTGAGTTAGAAAACACACAAGAAATATGACAGAAGATTTTATACAAAAGTTAATGATTTCTAAAAAAATTATGGAGAAATCAGATGGTATTCCAAGAAATACTAATAGTACGGGTATGTTAAATATCAATGAATCATCCTTACCGTCTACACCTGATTTGTACACAGCAAATCCTATTAACGGGACTTACAACATTCCTCAAGAGTATATGGAATCACCTCAAGTAAAACCTATCAAACCAATGCAACTAACTGAGGATAGAATTCAAAATTCAAAACTTCCTGATGCCATAAAAAAGTTAATGATTGAGCACCCAATCAAACAACCCGAGTCTTACAGTCCAACTATTTCCGATGATATATTGGAAAAGGCTGCAAGATTAATGAGAGAGGAAAAACAAACTGTTCAAACATCAAAACAAACAAATACAAATTATCAAAATTCAAAACCTATTAATTCTGACATGAAAGGTCTAATCAGAGAGACTATGGAAGAAATTTTAAAAGATTATGGTATTATTTCCGAGTCCGAGTCAAAAACAAAAGACCAATTTCAGTTTAAGGTTGGTAAACACATTTTTGAGGGTACAATTAATAAAGTAAAAAAAATTAGATAATTCAAATAAGAATTGAATTAGTACTTATTTTCTATTATAATTGTTGAATAACGACAATTATGAAAGAAAAAATTAAAGTTTTAGTGGTTCCATCAGACCGTACAGGTGTTGGAAAATTTAGGTCTGTCGACCCTCATATCTTTTTACAGAATTTATATCCTGATGATTTCCATATAGACATTGTTTACGATATTGATTTTGAAGACAAAAACTTTTGGAAGCAATACCCAATAGTTCATTTTCACAGAAGTATTGGTCAAGATATGGACAATTCCATAAATGTTATCAATTATTTAAATTCACAGGGTGTAATAACAATTTGTGATATCGATGATTATTGGTTACCCGGAAAAGAGCATCCCCTACACCAGATTATTGTTACAAATAAAATTCATGAAAAAATTGTTGCCAACATTAAAGCTGCAAAATATGTAACAACGACCACTACTTTGTTTGCGGATGAAATAAAAAAGCATAATCCAAATGTGTTTATTTTCCCTAATGCAATTGACCCAAACGAATCACAGTTCAAAGAGGTGACACCTGAATCAGATAAATTAAGAATTGGTTGGCTTGGGGGTTCGTCTCATTTACATGACTTGATGTTGTTAGACGGAATGGTGGCTAAGTTAAATGATAAAAAAGATAAATTACAGTTTGTACTTTGTGGGTTTGATACAAGAGGGACAATTACTGAAATTAATCAACAGACAGGGGAACAAAAACAAAGACCAATCAAACCTCATGAAAGTGTTTGGTATGAGTATGAGAAAATATTTACAAATAACTACTCAATTGTAGATGAGGATTATAAATTATTTTTAAATAAATTTGAAAATGTTCCTTATGAAAATGAAATGGATAAAAATTATTTAAGGGTATGGACAAAACCTGTTACATCATACGCAAAAAACTATTCAAAATTTGACGTTTCTATTGCCCCAATTAAACATCATACTTTTAATAAAGTAAAATCTCAATTAAAGGTGATTGAAGCTGGATTTTATAAAAAAGCATTAATTGCGTCAAATTACGGTCCCTACACAATTGATTTGACTCATTGTTTAAAAAATGGTAATTTTGTTGATGGGAACGCATTACTTGTAGATGAACAAAGAAATCACTCAGATTGGGCAAAATACATTAAAAAATTAATAGATAACCCAAATATGGTTAAAGATATGGGAGAAAGATTATACGAGCATGTATCAAAAAAATACGATTTGGCAATTGTTACAAAAGATAGAGCGGAATTTTATAAATCAATTATATGATAAACACACCTTTACAAAAAATACTTTTTATTGACATCGAGACTGTTGGAATTTCAAGTACGTTTGAGATTTTTCAGAGAGACTACCCTGAATTATGTTTTCAATTTGAGAATTATTTGGATTGGTTTCAAAAAAAGTTTCCTGAGGAACTTGGTAATTCAAAGGAGGACATTTTTGTAAACAGAGCCGCTTTAGTTCCAGAGTTTTGCAAAATTGTATGTGTATCAGTTGGTTTTGTTGACCCAAAAGGAGAAAAAAAAACACAAAGTTTTTTTAATTCAGATGAAAGACAACTTTTAAGTGATGTTAAAGATTTATTAAAACGTGTTGATAAACTTGGGTTTGTACTTTGTGGACACAATATTAAAAATTTTGATATACCTGTATTAGCTAAAAGAATGTTGGTTCATGGTATTTTACCTCCATTAATTTTACCAAGTTATGACACAAAGCCTTGGGAAGTTAAAGCCATTGACACAAAAGAAATTTGGCAGTATGGTCAATTTGGGGCAATTGGTTCACTTGAATTAATGTGTATATCACTTGGAATTGAAAGTTCAAAAAATATGGAGGTTACCGGTAATAAAGTACACGATTCTTATTGGTTTGATAACAAATACCAAGAAATTCAAGACTATTGTGAAAAAGATGTAGAAGTATTAATAAATGTTATAAGTAAAATTAAAAACTATGAAAGATGATTTTTTTAAAGCAATAAATAAAGTAATTCCAGATATGTCGGATGACCCTAATTATGGTGACGCATACAAAAGAATTACAGAAAAATTGGGTTTAGATTTAGACGAATTAGAAAGGGATTTAGAAAATATGTCTAGTGATAAAATTAAACTTAAATACACATCGTCAAATGGTAAAAACTTATCATATAATTATGATTCTGATAGTGGATTTGATTTATATTCATCTGAAGATATTATCATAGAAAAATTCGGGAGAGCTTTAGTCCCAACAGGTATTAGTTTTGAAATCCCCAAAGATTTTGAAATACAAATAAGACCTAAAAGTGGTTTAGCTTTGAATCATGGATTAACCGTGTTAAATACTCCTGGCACTGTGGATGAGGGTTATAGAGGTGAAGTTAAAGTAATAGTTTTTAATACTAACCCCGAACAATATAAGATTACAAAAGGAATGAAAATTGCTCAAGCGGTTGTTGCTCGTTGTGTTACAGGAAGGTGGGTTATTTTAGAAAAGGTTGAAAAATTAAAAGGAGCTGATAGGGGTGATAACGGATTTGGTAGTACTGGAATATGATTACAATAGGATATAGTACAAGGGAAAGTAAACCTCAATTTCAAGAGTACATAAAAAAAACTTGTGGGATTAAAAATGTTCAATTGATTGAAGTAGTTAATAATGGTATTAAATCATTACCTGAAGTTTATAATCAAATAATTGGACAAAGTAATTTTGATATTATTGTACTTTGTCATGATGATATTGAATTTGATACCCATAATTGGGGACAAAAATTAATCAAACACTTTCAAAGAAATCCTGAATATGGTATATTAGGAATGGCTGGTTCAAAGTATTTACCATCATCAGGTAAATGGTGGGAAGTCCCACATACTATGTATGGAATTGTTAATCATAAACATGAGGGTAAAAAATGGACAAGTACCTATTCAAAACATTTAAATAACAAAGTGGAAGAGGTAGTTTTAATTGATGGTTTATTTATTTCTTTTGATAAAAATAAAATTAAACATAAATTTAATATAGATTTTGATGGATTTCATTTTTATGACTTATCATTCTGTATACCAAACTATACAGATGGTGTTAAAATTGGAGTCATTTCCGATATAAGATTAACTCATTTATCAATTGGTATGACTAATGATAAATGGGAACAAAATCGAATTAAATTTTCTGAAGTTTATAAAGAAAATTTACCGATAGACATTACAAATAAAAACAACGCATATTCAACATTTATTTTTTGTCACGACCAAGATATAATTCTAAATTATATCAAAAATGGTAAATTTGGTTCATTGTCTAATTTAAAATATATGTTTTTGGGTAATAGACCTGCCGATAAACTTGAGGGTCGTGAAGATATTATTATTGCTCGTAATTTGGAATATAATATGGAGGAATATCCAACAATAAATGCATTTACAGGTTGGTATGCGTTATGGAAAAACAATTTAATAACCACCAAATATGTTAATTTATTTGAGTATGACTTAATTACTCATGAAAGCTTAGGTCAAATCATTTCCAAATTTGTATATGAAAATTTTCCTATGGTTGGGTATATTCCATTCCCTTGTTCCAATTTTCACTTTATAGATAATAAAGATTGGGTAGGTGAATTCTTTGATGCTGTTAAACAAGTTTATAATTTAGACTTGGAGAAAACTATCCGTCTCTATATTAAGAGTAACCCAAATATGATGTGGTCGTCAACAAGTAATTCGACAATGTCTTATAAGCACTTTGATTCATACATGCGGTGGTTTACCCCAATTAGTGAATTAATTAAATCCTCCAAAACTGCAGGACATGCTCACGAAAGGTCGATTAGTTTTTACTATATTGTTAATAAGATTAATGTAATGTTAACTCAAGGATTAATTAAACATTATCAAATGGACTCTCACGGAACTCAAGGTCATTATGTAGATTACGATAAAAATATAAAAGAGTTAACTGAAAATAAAATATGAATTATTTAAGTTTTAGTTTGTGGGGGAATAAACCGATTTATAACGTTGGGGTAATAAAAAATGCATTATTATGGAAAGAAATTTATCATGATTGGCAAATGGTGGTATATTATGACAATACCGTACCTGAAGAAACCATCGATAAATTAAATGAATTGGGCGTATTAACAATTGATTTTACTAACAAAAATATGTATGGTATGTTTTGGAGATTTTTTGCGGTGGACTTACCAAATTCGGAGTATTGTGTCTTCAGAGACTCAGATTCTCGTATAACAGTACGAGAAAAAATGGCGGTAGATGAATGGATTAATTCAGGTAAATCTATACATGTAATGAGGGACCATCCGGCACATAGAATCCCATATGGGAACGACGGTTTAGGAATACTCGGAGGAATGTGGGGAATAAAATCAAACGTAATTCCTTTATCAGATATGATTCTAAAATTTACAAAAGATAAAAATTTAAGTTATGGTTCAGACCAAACTTTTTTAAAAACCATTTACTCCATTTTTGTTGATGATAGATTTACCCATGATGAGTTTTTTGAAAATAAACCTTTCCCTATCAAAAGAGAATTTGGAAGATTTGTTGGTGACAGATTGGACGAAAACGATAATTTTGTTGGGGATGATTATAAATCTGTAAATTAATATGCCAGGAAGTTACCCACAAGGAAAAGATGAAATTGTCGAATATATTATAAATAATACTGAAAGTTCCACGTTAATTTTGGATGTTGGTCCAGGATATGGTACATATGGTGGTCGACTCAATCAAATTTATAAAATAGACTGTGTTGAAATTTTTGAAAGATATATTTCTGATTATTCCCTTTCTAATATATATAACCAAGTTCATATTGGAGACATTTGTGAATTTGATTATTCCAAATATGATTTGATTATTATGGGAGATGTTTTGGAACACATAGAAACCGATAAAGCAATTGAATTAATAAAAAATATGTCTGAGTTTGGTAAAAAACTTGTTGTTGCAGTTCCATATGAATACCATCAAGGAGAATGGGGAGGTAACATACATGAGACTCATCTACAACCAGATTTAACTCCAGCAATAATGAACCAAAGATATCCGAATTTAGAATTAAAATTTAATTTTGGAGTGTACGGGTACTATACTAATTTTTAAAAAAACGAAAAAAAAAATGACATTTGGAATTGCAATACCAACCTACTCAGGACACATAGAATATTTGAAGAATCTTTTATCGCAAATTTCTAATTCGACAGTACTACCAAATCAAGTAAGTGTAAGTATATCATCATTTGATGAAGAAATATTTTTTGATGAGTATCCATTTGAATTGATTATTACAAAAACACAAGAATTTAAAAACCCAAGTCAAAACAGGAATATTGCGGCGTCAAAACTCAACACTGACATTATATCATTTATAGATGGGGATGATTTACCTCATAAAACAAGAAATGAATATCTTATAAAATCATTCGATATGGGTGCAAAAATAGTTGTCCATAATTATGAAATGAATAGTAATCACGTTATGACATACGATTCAGAAATGAATAATTTAGAATTATTAATTGACTATATTGACACATTCATATCAGACAGACATTTTCCTGAAAGTTCAAAAGGTCATTTATCATATGCAAATGGTCACATTTCCCTTCTGAAGTCAATATTTGATAAAATCAAGTACGATGAAAGTAATGATTTATTTAAATGTTGTGAAGATTCTGAATATAGTAGTAGATTAGTAAAAAACGGTTATAAAATTTCACACATAACAAATAAATTATCTTTTTATTTTCACTAATAATATGAAATATATCTACACTCATTTAGGATTAGGTGACCACATTATTTGTAATGGATTAGTTAGGTCACTAATGAAACCTAACGAGAATTATACACTTTTTGTAAAATCACACAATCTAAACACAGTACAATTTATGTATAGGGATTTAGATAATTTGTTTTTTGTTGTTGGTGACGACAGTGATGTTTCAAATTATATTAAAAATAATAATATTTCAGATAATGACTTAATAGTTGCAGGTTTTATGAGTCACCCTAATGCAAAAAGTTTTGATGAATCATTTTACTTACAAAATAATTTACCAATTTCTGTAAGATGGGATAACTTTTATTTACAAAGGGATTTGGAAAGTGAGAAAAGAGTTTTCAATCACTTTGGTGTAAAAGAGGATGAATACGTTTTTATACACGATGACGCCTCTCGTGGTTATATAATTGATGAAGATTTAATCGTTAATAAAAAATTGAAAATTGTCAGACCAGAAATTGGACTTACTAATAATGTTTTTGATTATTGTTATCTTATGGAAAAAAGTAAAGAATCCCATTTCATAGATAGTTCATTCAGATTGATATTTGATTCTTTGAAATTAAGGAATGAAAATATTTTTTACCATATCAAGATGAAAAATGGTATCCGTAGAAATAGTTATGACTATTATGACGCCAGATGTAATTTTTTAAATTTTAAAATTTATGAATAAAAATAAAATAGTCATCGCACACTATAATGAGGATTTATCTTGGACTCAAAATTTAAAATTTGATGGAGAAATAGTTATTTATTCAAAAACAATTCAATCAAATCCCCATAGATACATACCAATTAATAAAGGACAAGAGGTACCAATGTATTTGAAATACATAATTGATTATTACGATAATTTACCCGACAAAACTTTATTTTTACATGGACATTCCACGTCTCCTCATCAAGACTTTGACTCAAGATACATTATTGAGAATTTAAATTGGGATTGTGATAATTTCTTTTCTGTTAATAAAAGAGAATGGTATCAAGAAGTTAGTAAAAATTGTCAATTATCAAAAGGTTCATTTGACATTTGGTTAAAGACATATTGGTATAAATTTTTAGAAATACTACCTTTTCCAGACAATGGATTATTTTTCTACTCAGGAGCCCAATTTGTTGTAAATAAAGAACTTATAACACAACACCCAAAGTCATACTATGAAGATTTGTACAATTGGGTATTAACTGAAGAAATCAAAATGGAAAGGGGAACTTCTGATGAGATTATGAGTCGTATTTTTGAGTATACATGGCATTACATTTTCACAAAAAACTCAGTTGAGGTGGCCAGGGGTCACGATGAAATTTTTAAACGGTTATAAAAATTTAAAGTTATGAAAAAAGTTAAAATAATAATTTTAGTCTTATCTTATGATGATAATGGAGGTGTTTATGATACGTTTCAAAAAGCTCAGTCTGAAACTTGGGATAAAGAACTTTATCCCGATATCGAAACTTTCTTTTTTTATGGAGACTCAAATGAAAATAAAATAATTGGTAAAAAAATTTATGTCACAGTTGATTCAGGATTGTGGAGTTGTGGTTTGAAAACTATAGAATCACTAAAATTAATTAATAGTAATTTTGATTATGATTTTTTATTTCGAACTAACAGTAGTAGTTATGTTGATAAACAACTTTTAAGTGATTTTTTATATGATAAACCTAAAAAAAATTATTATGCGGGGCATTCGGCACATGACCAAGGAGTAAATTATGTATCAGGGTCAGGCATTATATTATCAAAAGATTTAGTTGATATTATAATTGAGAATCAAAACCAAGTTGATAGCGGATTAATGGATGATGCATCTTTTGCAAAGATATTAAATTCTCGTGGTACATATCCCACACAAGTAGATAGGTGTAATTACTCAGACGGAATTGTAAATAATTTAGATTGTAAATCTTTTTTATACAGGTTAAAATCTAATAATAGGGAATTTGATATACGGAATATGTATCAAATTTACAATTTAAAAAATAAAAATTAACATTATTATTTAATTATGAAAATATTTGATTGTTTTGCATTTTTCAATGAATTAACCCTTTTAGAAATAAGATTAAATGAGTTAAATGACGTTGTAGACTATTTTGTAATTGTTGAGTCCGAAAAAACTCATCAAAATGAGGATAAAGAGTTATTGTATTTTAAAAATAAAGATGATGAAAGATTTAAAAAATTTTCTGATAAAATTATTCATGTGGTTGTAAAATCTGACGAATTTAATAATGACACTTGGCATAACGAAAGAAAACAATTTGATTCAATTATAAAAGGTTTGGGGATTGCTTCTGACGATGATTTAATAATTTTAGGAGCGGCGGATGAAATACCAAGAAAAGAAACAATAGAAAATTTAAAAAATTTAGATTTAGATAAAATTTGGTATATACAGCAGACTTGGTTTTATTTTTATTTGGATACTCGTTATTACAATGAACACGGTAATAACTCACTTTGGGTGGGAAATTGTATATCAAAAAAGAAAAATTTGATTAACAATTTATACCCTATATTTATGGAAAGGTATCATACCCATAACATAATCCCAAATTCAGGATGGCATTTTTCATTCATGGGAAATTCCGAGCATGTATTAAAAAAAATAAATAGTTATGCTCACAATGAATACAAACATTTAACTTTAGAAAACATAGAAAATTTTTTAGGGACTCTTTCTGACCCATTGGGTCGTAGTAATATGAAATTTTTAGGGTATGAAAAAATAGATAATTTACCAAATTTTGTAAAATCTAATATTGTAAAATTTAAAAAGTATCTCAAACAAAATACTGATGACTATGTATGATACAATACAAATAAATAAATTTTCAAATCTACATGACGGAAAAAAAATAATTTTTTGTAAAACAGATTATTTAGATATTGAATTTAAAAATATTGAACAAATAGAGAATGATATTATTTTAATTTCAGGTAACTCAGATTATGTAATTGATGAAAGTTATAAATCAAAAATCCCAAAAAATGTAAAAAAATGGTTTGCGCAGAATGCGCTTTTCACAGATGAAATTGTTGAACCAATTCCTTTGGGTATTGAAAATAAGTTGCCCTCTATAAGGGAGGGTCATGGTATAGGTTATCATGGTAGGATTGAGGAAAAAGAAAAAATAATATCTGAACAAAAAAAAATTGAGCCTTCTAAATTAATCTACTCTAATTTTAATTTGAATACAAATTTTTATCACAGGTCTTTGATTAAACAAATTTGTTTAGAAACCAGTTTTATTGATTGGGAAGAACCTAATTTACCTATTAAAACTTTTTTTGAAAGAATTTTGAATTACGAATCTGTTGTTTGTGCACAGGGTAACGGCCCTGGTGATAATCACAGAATTTATGAAACTCTTTACATGGGAAGGATACCAATTACCTTTAATAAAACAATGTTTGATGTTTTACACCATCTATTTCCAATAGTATTAATTCAAAATCCTGATGATTTGAAAAATATAAGTTTGATGAAATCAAAAATAGAAAAAGTTAAAAACAAAATTTGGGATAAAAACTTATTGGACATGGAATATTGGGTAAATAAAATTAAAAGTAATTTATAAAAATGGTAACAATCGACTATCAAGGGAGAATAAGTAACAATTTCATCCAACATATAGTTGCTAATTTTTTGGCAAGAAAATATAATTTAAAATTTGATTACGACTCACCCATTAATGAAAAATTTTTACCAACTAATTATGGTAATGTTGGTGAAAATTTTATACATGTTAATGACAGCAATTGGCTTGATTTAGTTTTTGGTGACTGTAAAATTGAGTCCCCACATTTTCATTTGTCTGGTTTTTTCAATGAAAAAAAATTTTTTGAATTTTTTGAAAGTGACATAAAACAAAATATGATTATAAATTACGACGATTCAATTAGTCAAAACGATTTAATGGTTGATTACAGAATTGGTGAATTGTCGGGAGACAGAAGGATGTTACCCATAGAGTATTATTATGAGGCAATTGAGTCTACAGATTTTGAAAACGGGTTTATAACTTCGGATTCTTTAGACCATGAATTTTGTATTAAACTAATTGAGAAGTACGGTTTAAAACCTGTTCATCTTAATCCGGCAGATACTATATCTTATTGTAAAAATTTTAATAAATTAATTTTATCGGAAGGCGGATATTCTTGGACAATAGGTTTTTTAAGTAGAGCTAAGGAAGTTATTTGTAGTAGTAGACACGGATTGTGGCACGGGGACATTTATTTTGAAAGATGGAAAAAATTAAATTGGGACTATGACCCAACTACGTTCGTTGGTAGGAATGGACTTAATGGTTATAAACCAATTAGATATGATAATCCGATAGGTTCAGTATAATTATGAAAGACGTAATATTAGGTAAAAATTCTATAGTTTCACATTACACAAACCTATATGGGTGTATATTAGGTCAAGATGTTTTTGTTGGTCCGTTTGTTGAAATACAAAAAAATTGTATTATTGGTGATAAAACTAGAGTTAGTAGTCACTCATTTATATGTGAGGGTGTAAATATTGGTGAAAATTGTTTTATTGGTCATGGTGTGATGTTCACTAATGATAAATTTACAGAAAAAAAAGATGAATGGATATTGAGAAAAACACATATAGGTAATAATGTAAGGATTGGTAGTAATTCTACAATATTACCTGTTAATATTGGGGATAATTGTGTAATAGGTGCAGGTTCAGTTGTTACAAAAGATGTACCTAGCGGTAGTGTTGTCTATGGTAATCCTGCAAAAATAAAAAAAAAATAATATTATAATGAAAATTTGTTTAATTGGGTACGGATATTGGGGTAAAATTTTATATAAAAATTTAATTAATATGGGCATCGATGATATAACCATCATTGATGAATCATTAAATAATACTAATTTACTCACCGAGGAATTTAGTCATTATATAATTGCAACCCCTTTTTCAACTCATAAGTATTTTTTAGAAAAAATTGGTAATTTTGAAAACAAAAAAATTTGGTGTGAAAAACCTTTAGTTGAGACTTATGATGATTCTATAAGAATTTACAACTTGATGGAAACCAATAATAATAAATTATTTGTTGATTGGGTTTATACTCATAACCCATGTGTAGTAAGACTAAAAGAAATTTTAGATGGAAAAAAATTAAAACAGATAATATTGAATAGGACAAATCTTGGGCCAATTAGAACTGATTGTTCATCAATTCATGACTTGTCCTCACATGATTTATCTATACTTTATTTTTTATTTGAAAATGATGAATTTAACTTCAATTTTAACGAATTTAGCATAGAAAATGGTAAAAATATCGGGTCAAACATTAGTTGGTCATATGACGGTCATATACAAATAATCATAAATTCGTCATGGGAACACCATACAAAAAATAGGGTTAGTTTTTTTGTCACAAATGATGACAAAATAATTGTTTTTGATGACTTGAATAAAGTTTTGATTAATAATGGGGATGTAGAAAACTTTTCAAACGATTTATCCCCAATAGAAAAATCTATAAACAAATTTATTAGCTCAGATGATTTTGAAAAAAATAAAATAATAACTTTAAAAATAGTAAAAAATATAGAAAACATTTATGAACATAAAATTTAATGATTTATCAGCTCAGTGGGAAAAAATTTCAGAAGAAGTTTTACCTGAAATATTAAATGTACTTGAAACAGGGAATTTTATTTTAGGGAATCAAGTTTCCATTTTTGAAAATAATTTTAAAAATTGGAACGGAAATAAATTTGCGGTAGGGGTCGCTAACGGTACAGATGCACTTATGATATCTGTGTCCGCATTATCTTTAATCGGTACTACAATTTTTTACATCCCGTCAAACACTTACATTGCGACTTTGTTAGGTGTTGTTTTGTCAACAAATAAAGACTTTGTATATAAGTTGATTGACTGTGATGAATATTATCAGATTGATACAGTCATTTTAGAAAATGAATTATCCAAAGATTATGGTAATTACGACAATTATGTTGTTATGCCAGTTCATTTATATGGAGTATCGTGCAACATGAAACATATAATTGAACTTAGAAATAAATATGGATTCAAAATCATTGAAGACTGCTCTCAGGCTCATGGTACAATAACAGAAGAAAACAAAAAAGTTGGAACCTATGGGGATGTTGCAGCGTTTTCATTGTACCCTGGGAAAAATTTGGGTGCAGCTGGTGATGCGGGTATTATTGTTACAGATAATGAAGACATTTATAAAAATTGTTTGAAATTAAGAAATCTTGGGTCAATAAAAAAATATGAACATGAAATCATAGGTTGGAACTCAAGATTAGATACCTTACAGTCTGTTATTTTAAACGGAAAATTAAAGTATATGGATGAATGGAATAAAAAAAGAAATTATGTTGCCGAAAAATTTATAAAAGGTATTAAAAATAATCTTATAAAACTTCCAACAACCCCAAGATACTGTGGTTATAACACTTATCATATATTTCCTATTCTTTGTGATGATAGAGAAAAATTAATGAACTATTTATCGACTAAAAATATACCTTCTATTATCCATTACCCCATTCCGATTGAGTCAACTGAGGCCTTTAAAAATAATAATTTTAAAAGTGAAAATACTATTAAATTTTCAAAATTATTGGTGAGTTTACCAATTCATCCATTTATGACAGACGAGGAAATAGATTATATTATTATGTCTTTAAATGATTTTAAAAAACTATGAAAACTATAAATTTATATAACCATTTTCATTATGGCGATATTTTTATGTCAAGGGGTATAATACAAGTTTTGTCTGAACATTATCATATTAATTATTATCATAATCTTAAAAAAGGTATTCTTAAAGATTTAAAAAACGTTGTTGAAATAATCGGTATTCCAAATGACATAAGTCCTAACCAAACAGTGAATGGTAATTTTTATAACACTTGGATTGGTTCAATTCCAAACTCTATGGGTATTTTTGAACATTATAAAATAATTCTTGATAATATTTTAATGGAACTTAATTTACCTTCACCTGAAAATGAAAAAATTATACCTGTGATTAACTTTAGGGAATTACAAACATCTAAAATAGATGAGTTTATAAGAAAAAAAACAAAATTTTATAAAAAGTTTGTATTGTTATGTACAGGGGACGTACACTCCCAACAAAGTGAGAATTTTGATTTTACACCAATTATTAATTACCTTTCTGAAAATCACAAAAATATTTTTTTTATAACCACAACACCGGTTATAGAAAAAAACAATTTGATAAGTACAGACCAAATAAATGGGTTTATCCCTGATTTATTGGAAATTAGTTACATAAGTAAATTTTGTGATACAATAGTTGGTAGGTCTTCAGGTCCTTATTCGTATTGCCTCACAAAAGAAAATTTAACAGACCCAAAAAAAACATTTGTTAGTTTCAATCACAGGCAAAAAGAGTCAAATTTGTTATTTGATTTGGGTTGTAATACTATATGGTCTAATAATTACCAATACGAAAATATTATTAATACAATAAACAATCTTTTAAAATAAAGTTAAAAAATGAGTAACAATTATTACGCGCAATTTGGTACTGACCAAATAATAAAAGAATATTTTCCTAACAAAAATAATGGGAAATGTATTGAGGTTGGGGCGGTTGATGGGATTTATTGTTCCAATACCCTACATTTTGAGGAGCTTGGTTGGGACGTATTATGCATAGAACCTATTCCATCGTACTTTGAGAAATTAAAAAGTAATAGGAAAAATTCTATAAATTTTGCAGTAACATCTGAAAATATAGATGGAATACCTTTTACTGAAGTTACCTTAATTGATAACAATAAATCAGCGATTAGTGGATTAAAAGTTGATGACAGATTAATAAAACTACATCAGGATTCTGGTTTGAATCCTACTCAAAAAGTTATTAACGTAAACGGGCGTAGATTAGACTGGTGTATTGAAAACTTTTTCAATCACGAAACTATAGATTTTATATCGATAGACACCGAAGGCTCTGAGTTAGATGTTTTGAAATCTTTTGATGTCAATAGGTACGACACAAAATTACTTATTATTGAAAATAATTACAATGACTCTGAAATTGAAATTTATCTAAATGAAAAGGGTTGGGTTAAACATAAAAGAATTGAGGTTAATGACTTCTACATAAAAAAATAATATACACATATGGAAGAACTTTTTAGTTTAGGGAAACTTTACGTTTCTGATTTTATAAAAGATGTTGAATCTCCTCGTGGGGGTCAGGTTGAGCTGAAGTTGGTTTTAGATAACACTACCGGTAACGTAAGGTTAAATGAAACCGCTCCTCTGGATACTATGTATGGTAAATATTGGTACCGCTCAGGAATAAACAACACTATGAAGATGGAATTGGAAGATATTGTTAAGTCCATCACTTCAATATTCAAACTTAAAGAAAATGACGTTTGGACTGACATTGCGTGTAATGACGGTACCCTATTAAGTTTTGTACCTAAAGAAATTATTAAAATCGGTATTGACCCTGTAGATGATAGTTACAAATCAGAATCTGAAAAACATGCCAATATTATTATTCAGGACTATTTCAGCTCCAAACTTTATAAAGATTCTAAATTTGGTAATTTAAAATCTAAAATTGTAACAACTATTGCTATGTTCTACGACTTGGATAAACCTGAGAAATTCATAAATGAAGTTGACGAAATTTTAGATGAAAATGGGATGTGGGTATTACAGTTATCATACACTCCTTTGATGATTGAGCAATTAGCGTTTGACAATATTTGTCATGAACACATTTACTACTATTCATTATTTAATATAAAAAAAATGCTGGAGCAAAACAACTTTCAAGTTATGGATGTTCAGCTGAACAACGTCAACGGAGGGTCTTTTAGAATTTATTGTATGAAAAAGAATTCAAAACATCACCTTTTTGGTAATCAAACCTACCGAGATGTTTGTAATTTTAGGATTAACTCTTTATTAGAATATGAAAAAAAATTGTCGTTAGAAAAAAAAGAGACTTGGTTAAACTTTTATAATAAGATAAACGAACTAAAAAAAAGAACGGTCGAATTTATCAAGGAGGAAAAATCTAAGGGGAAAAAAATATGGGCATATGGTGCGTCTACTAAGGGTAACACTTTATTACAGTATTTTGGGTTGAATAATGATTTAATAGATGGTATTGCTGAAAGAAGTATATACAAATTTGGACTTAAAACAGTTGGTACAAACATACCTATTTTTTCAGAAGAAGAAATGAGAAAAGTTAAACCAGACTACTTACTAATTTTGCCTTGGCATTTTATTAATGAATTCAAAGAAAGAGAGTATGACTACTTAAAAAACGGAGGAAAATTTATAGTACCTTGCCCTAAATTTGAAATAATTAACTAAAAAAATGAAAAGATATATTTTTTTTCAAGACTATAATTATAAAGGAATCATGGTTGATGTGGGAGCTGTCCCCAACCATGATTTATAGTATGTCAAGACATTTTAGAAAATTACACTTATAACCCTTTGTACGTTGAATATATGGAAAAAAAAGAATATATTTTAAATAAAACAATAGAATATAATTATATTTTTAAAAAGAAGTAAAATGGAAACAATAGGAAATCTTATCGACAAATTAACAATAGTTAATCTAAGAATTTGGATGTGTGAAGACATAAAAAGAAATTTGGACTCTACTGATAAAATGATTGCTGATGCTACAAAAACTACAAATGTATCTAATTCATTGAGAAATGATTTGATACAGGAAATAGATGAACGATTGAATCTGATGATTAAGACCGGAGAACTACAAAAATTATACAAACAAGGTTCTACTAAAATGTATGGAAAATAATTATGTTTTAGTTACTGGCGCTCATGGTCAGGATGGTACTTTGATGTGTAGAAAATTAGTAGAAAAAGGTTTCAAAGTTTTCGGAGTCATAAAAAAAAATTCAATTCCTAAACTTGAAATTGCGAACGTCGATTATTTAGAATATAATTTTAATGATTATGAAGATGTTCAAACTATAATCAAAAAATTAAATCCATCACAATTATACAATTTTTTGGGGTATACTAATGTTACCAACCCATGGGACAATCCAATCGAAGTCTACGAAAAAAATTTTATGATTCCTATTAAAATTATGGAATCCATAAGAATACATTCCCCCAAAACCAAATTTTTGCAGTCTAGTTCATCTCTAATATTTGGTAACGGAATTTCAAAAATACAAAATGAAGAATCAGAAAGGCACCCAATATATCACTATGGATTTTCTAAAAAATTTACAGATGATATAGTTAATTTATATAGGAATAAATTTAATTTATTTTTTTGTTCCGCAATTTTGTTTAATCATGAGTCAGAAATTAGAGGTGACAATTTTTTTTCAAAAAAACTAATAAAAAGCGCAGTTGAAGTTCATTTGGGTAAACGTGATTATATAGAATTAGGTAACTTAGAATCATTTAGAGATTACGGATATGCAAATGATTACATTGAAGCTTGTATAAAAATTTTAGAACAGGAAGTCCCCGATGATTATGTTGTATCCAGCGGTTCAAAAATTAAACTATATGATTTTGTAAAAATAGTATTTCACAAATTAAATTTAGACATGTTAAATCACTTAAAAATTACGTCTCATGATAATAAACCAGATTCTTTGTCTCATCTGTTTGGTGATAATAAAAAAATAATTTCCACAGGTTGGTTACCAAAAACTTCATTAGAAAATATGATTGATAAAATGATTAATTATGAAAAAAACACTTATAACAGGGATTAACGGACAAGATGGTTCGTATTTGGCCGAATTTTTATTAAAAAAAGGTTACGAAGTACATGGAATATTAAAACGTAATTCAGTTGCGGAAAACCAAACTGCAAGATTAAATAGTATCTATAAAAATATTACTTTACATTATGCCGACCTAACTGATATGTCGTCATTAATTTCAGTGATACATAAAATAATGCCTGACGAAATTTATAACTTGGCGGCTCAGTCACACGTTAGAATTTCTTTTGACCAGCCAATATATACCGCAAACGTAACTGGTTTAGGGACTTTGAATTTGTTAGAAGCTGTAAAATTAATAAAACCTGACACTAAAATATATCAAGCGTCATCCTCAGAAATGTTTGGTAATTCAATAGACTCTGATGGGTACCAAAGAGAAACAACCCCGATGAATCCTGTATCACCTTATGGATGTGCCAAAGTTTTTAGTTATAATATTTGTCGTAACTATAGAAATTCTTATGGAATGTTTGTCTCTAATGGAATATTGTTTAATCATGAATCACCAAGACGAGGAACTAATTTTGTAACTAATAAAGTTTGTAAAGAGGCGGTTAAAATTAAATTAGGATTGTCAACAGAACTTAAATTAGGTAATCTTGATGCTACTCGAGATTGGGGTCACGCTAAAGATTATGTTAAAGCGATGTGGGAAATATTACAATTAGATAAACCCGATGATTTTATTTGCGCAACAGGAGTATCACATTCAGTTAGAGAACTTTGTGACTATGTATTTTCATCATTAGGATTAGATTATAGAGAATATGTTACACAAGATGAAAAATTCCTAAGACCCGAAGAATTACACGATTTAAAAGGGGATTCGTCAAAATTGATAGAGTCAACAGGATGGTCACATGACTACACGTTTGAAGGTATGTTAGATGAAATGATTGACTATTGGGAGGATTATTATACACTTAAATAATGAATAGAAAGAAAACAATCAAGGACCCTGTGGATTTTGGGTCGGAAAGTAAAATTTCGAAAAAAGACCAAATCTGTAGAATAATAAAAAAGGGAAAAGATAAATTCTTAACCCAAAGTCAAAGGGAGTACTACGACAAACTTAAAAGAAATCAAATTACCATCTGTTCAGGTCCTGCGGGTGTTGGTAAAAGTTTTATCGCTATGAAAGCGGCCGTTGATTTATTAGCGGAACATGACTCACCTTATGAAAAAATAATTATTGTTCGTCCGGCAGTTGAGGCTGAAGAAAAATTAGGGTCGTTACCTGGTAATGTTGAAGAAAAATTGGACCCTTATATTTTTCCATCTTATTACTTATTAAATAAGATTATTGGTAAAGAAGCTAGAGAAAAATTAAAACAATTAGAGGTAGTAGAAGTTTTTGCTTTAGCTTATATGAGAGGAATGAATATTGACAATTCCATTTTAATTTTTGAAGAAGCTCAAAATGCGACACCGAAACAAATGAAACTTTTATTAACACGTATTGGTACTGATAGTAAATTCTTTATTTCAGGTGACTTAGAGCAAACAGACCGATACAAAGATAAAAAACACTCAGGACTATGGGATGCCTTAGAAAGATTAAGAAATATGTCTGAAGTTGGTGTTCATGAGTTTAGTGATGAGGACGTTGTTAGAAACCCTATAATAACAGAGTTACTTAGAAGATATGAGGATAGGGATTGAAATTAATGGGGTACTAAGAGACACAATAGGTAAATTTAGAATGTGTTATGAAAAATTCTTAATGCCGAATGAATATAATTTAGAAGAAGTTAAGGATTTTGAATACAAGATAACCGAACCTATAAACACATTAGAGTTAAGTAACCATTTTACATTCAAAGATAATGAAGAATTGATTGAATTTATGTATGAAGATTGTCCTATGGAAATTTTTGGACATGCAATGTCATCAGAAATGATGACATTTAATTATTTAAATGATTTTTATAATGAAAATAAATATGATAATCAAATATATATAATTTCTGATGAGGTTGGTAAGTCAAAACCGGCAACTTTATTTTTCTTATCTAAGTTTAGTTGTTTGATTGAAAATTATATTTTTTATAACTCAAAAAATAAATCAGATATTATATCTAAATTTGATTTAATAGTTACTTCTGACCCAAATATTATTATTGATTATGGTAATGATAAACACATTATAAAATTTATCACCAATTATAATAAAGAAATAAACCACCATTTAGAAATTTCATCGTTGTCTGAACTTTCTGAAACAATTAAAAAAATAAAAAATGATAAAATTATTCAATGATTTTTACTATATTGATTTAGAAGAAATTGAAAATGTTGTAAACTTAGAAATCATTCAAACAACGGGTGGAACTACTGAACAACAAATAAAGTTTGTTAAATATGACATTATAAAAATGATGTTAGAAACAGTATTAACTGAGAGAGAAGAGGTTGACGATGAATTGGGATTGACTTCCGCAAAAAGTACAACCATACCATTTAAATTATCTTTCAACACATTACTACAAAATAAAATAATTACAAAATATTAATTATGACAGAAACAATAAATAAATTAGAGTCCTCTATTGAAAATCTTAAAAATAAATCAGCCAGAATTTATTTTTTTGTAATGGACACAAAGGGAAATGGTAAGGCGTCAATTAAGTACACTTACGACATGGCATTAACGTTAAAAAAGAATGGATATAATTCAATTATCCTACATGAAAAATCTGATTACGTAGGTGTATCATCTTGGCTTGGTGAAGAATATATGAATTCATTACCCCACCAATATGTGGAAGGTCAAAATTTAGCAATATCCCCTGAAGATACAATATTAGTTCCTGAAATTTTTGGATATGTTATGTCTCAGATTTCAAATTTACCTTGTGCAAAAATCGTATTATGTCAATCTTATGATTACATATTCGAAACCTTGGAGCCCGGTCAAACATGGTCACAATTAGGATTTTCTAAATGTATCACCACAAGTGAAAAAATGAAAACACAAATTTCATCAATCATGAGAAATGTATCAATTGATGTGATTGAACCATTCATTTCTGAGGAGTTTAAACAATCTAAATTTCCCGCAAAACCAATTGTGACAGTACATACTAGAGAACAAAGAGACACTGTAAATTTTATCAAACAATTTTATGTAAAATATCCACAATATAGATGGATTTCTTTCAGAGACATGAGAGGAATGTCATTAAAACAATTATCTGATGGATTAAAAGATGCCATGGTTTCAGTATGGATGGACAAACAAAGTAGTTTTGGAACTTTCCCATTAGAATCTATGTCATGTGGAGTTCCTGTCGTTGGTCTAGCTCCTTCTGTACAACCTGAATGGATGACTGAAGAAAATGGAATTTGGACATTGGAACAAACAAAATTGGTGGATATGGTTGCTGAGTATATCCAAAATTGGTTAGAGGATAACATATCTGAAAAATTATTTGAAAAAACATTGGAGACTTCCCAAAAGTATAATAATTCAGAAAAATTTGAAAAATCTGTAATTAGTGCTTTTGAAAGATATCAAGATATCAGAAGAAGTAATTTCACCATGGAACTAAATAAAATTAAACAAGAAACAGTATAATTATGGAAAATATTTTAGACGTATCGGTAATACTACCAATCAAAAACAATAAAGAAAAAGATTTCAATGAATTCTTTGGAAAAAGTATTGAGTCATTAAAAGTTCAAGAAGTAAGACCACAAGAATTGATTATTGTTCATACTGGTGACGAAACATTAGTTTCATATTTAGATTCATTTAATTTTGAAAGTTTAAACGTTAAAATTTTTAAGTTTGAAGGTGAACCCAATTTTGCGTCACAAGTAAACTTTGGGATTGAAAAATCAACTTCTACATGGGTAAGCATATTGGAATTTGATGATGAATACTCAAAAATTTGGTTCAAACATGTAAAAAAATATTCAGAGGTCTATACAGATGTTGATGCATTTTTACCAATTGTTGTTGATGTTGACAATAAATCTGTATTTGCCGGTTTCACAAATGAGGCAACATTTGCATCAAATTTTGCTCAAGAAAGTGGAATTCTAACAAATGATACATTACACCAATATCAAAATTTCCAAATTTCAGGAATGGTAATAAAAAAGTCTGTACTTGATGAGTTTGGTGGTATAAAACCAACTATAAAACTTACATTTGGTTATGAATTTTTATTAAGACTTACCTACAATTCGGCAAAAATTATGTCTATTCCCAAATTAGGTTACAAACATATTAATCTTAGACCTGATTCTATTTTTTGGGAGTATAAAGAAGGGTCTCAGAAATTGTCTGAACCTGAAGTTAAATTTTGGGTTTCAACAGCAAAAAAAGAGTACTTTTTTAAATCTGATAGAAACATAAAATATAGTGAAAATGTTTAATGACATTTACGGCAACATCAACCCAAGAAAATATTTTATTACCCAAACGTGCAAAAAAAGGAACGGGTGAAAACTATTTTGATGTAAAAGAAGAGTTTGCGGTTAGAATGTATCTAACCGCTACAACTTTTGATGAAAAAAATAAGATTTATAATGATTTTTTAAGAGCTCCATTAGATAAGATGATATCTTCAATTATCCGACGTTATAAATTATATCGTAAGGATATGGATTTTATAGAAGTACATACTGACACTCACTCTTTTTTAATGACTAAGGTAGATAAGTTTGTACCGAGTAAAGAAAAAAAGGCTTACTCATATTTTGGCACTATTTGTAAAAATTATTTAATGGGTCAAATTCTAAAAGACCAAAAAGAAACTAATCGTAAAATTTCTTATGAGGATATTTCAAGTGATTTAGAAAATAATCCCAAAATGATATATCATTTAGATATTGAGCCCGAAGAAGATACAAACTATATACAAATTTTATTAGAAAGTGTTAGAGAAACTTTAGAAGAACACGATTTAAGTGATAACGAATATAAGTTAGGGTTGTCATTATGTGAAATATTTGAAAACTATAAAACAATATTTCCAGCAACTGATAATAACAAATTTAACAAAAATGTGATTTTACTTTCTTTAAGAGAAATGACAAATATGTCAACTAAAGAAATTAGGTCTTCAATGAAAAAGTATAAAAAACTATATCTAAATATTATAAAACCTGAAGAAAATTAAAAAAAGATATTTATTGATATGAGTAAACCAAAAAGAAAAGAAATTAATTTTACTAAAGATTCTATTTTAACTTTAATGCAGGAAATTTACAATGAGCTTGTAGAGCAAAGGTCTACTGCGATTAGAATCCAAAATAAAATGATTTCGATGATGAAGGAACCTGAAGAAATGACTTTGATTGGTCCTGTAATTGAAAAACAACAAAAAATTATTAATGATTGTGTCGAGAAAAAGTTACAGTTATCAAAATTACAATCATCAATATGGGAAAAACAAAACTCAAAAGAAGAAGAATTTGATATTTCTGAAATGGATGATGACTTACTACATGGTTTGATAAGTAAAGATATCAATTCTGATAATCAGAATTTTACTATGAAATAATATG